ACCGAAGATGATATTTGGTCAAGAGGCAACGAGAAAAGAATCAAACAAGCCCATGTTTAGCGGATAAAGTATGAGGGTGTATCAACTGAAGATATTTGGCACACCCTCATGTCTAATTATTATTATTCTTTGGACAGTTGGAATTTCTCTATCCAGACATCTTCCTCTCCATTGTCGAAATCAACAACACAGGCTTCATTCGGAATATCCAATTCCTTGACCGTACCAATGACACCATTATCGTTGCATATTACCCGGTCCCCAACTTTGAACTTATTGATATTGTCAAGTGCGAGCGGGTCGTTGGTCAGTGTGGCTATACCGTCAATGTTTCCGTACTTTCCCATTCTCTTTGGTATTTGAAAATGAATCAAGCCATGAGAAATACTGTTTTCGTTTCAATGCAATAACAGCAGAAGGAAGCATAGCTGAACCGTTTCCATAAGTCGTGCAGTAGAAGCATTCGCGTTCAAGGTCGCCCACAAACGTATTATGATTGATGTAGCCTTTCTGTTTCAACTTACGGAAATTCTTTCTATCCATAATGATAAGTTGACCTTTTTTCCCACCGGCAGGCATAACGTAGTAACGTTCTCCAGTTTCTTTGTGTTTTTCGTCTGCCTGTCTGACTGCTTCACGTAAACGAAGCGAAGCTCTGATTTTTCTGAAAATGTTCATTGTTCCTTGTTTTTATAGTTAAACTTATATTGTAGCTGCTGAAACAGCTTTTTTCTTTTTGATAACAAATCGTCCGATACGAAGCACAATCTTTGGAATTTCCATTTCAAAGAAACATATATGCAAGCCTATGGCTCTTGTCATTAGCAAGTCATCATGTTTACCGGTAATCGCTCCGAAAGCTCCGTTCGGTTTTTTCTCGTAACACAAATATTCGTCCAGGCAACGTTCGTCACGTTCTGTGTATAAATTCTCACGAATAACCTTGACTAAGGTTGATATAATCATTGGTTTGGTTGAGACATTGGTATGGAAGCCGTATTTGGTAGGCAATCCCTCGCGTACGGCTTCTTCGGACTGACCACGTGCATAGAGATTAGGGTAAATCTCTTTGATTTGATTAAGGATGAACTGTGACTGGTCGCCATCTACCTGCCGCTCCTTGTCATGCGTTTCCAAGGTGTTGCTTTCTATCACCAAGAGTGAATTGTCATAAAAAGCCGCTATTTGTGCCGCTTTCCACGCAAGCTGGTCGATGTCGCAATGTCCGTACCATTGTGCCACTACGACAGGCTTGCCACCATCAATCATAAACAGACGGTCAAGCACAAGAACAACAGAGAAGTCTGCTTTATTGGAGCGTCCACCCACATCGACAATCGTGAGGTAACGATTTGTAACAACTTCCTTTTCATCTGTTTCCGGCAACTCCCAAATATGCAACAATCCCTGTTTGTCTTTCACAAAACGCAAGTTCTGCAAAGCGTTCTTGCCCTCATCCGCATCGGCACAGACTTCACCGACATATTTAGGTTTCTTGCAGGTCTTACGCATTGCATCGACCTTGTATTTGTCGAACACACGTGCTCCCGAATGTACGAAGGCTTCCACATCATCAGACGGAAATTCGGCAGCCATCTGCCCATGGTCATTGTACTTCCTGCGTTCGGCTATGTACCAATGGATAGCTTCGAGCGTAGCACCTTTTTCCCACAGCGACCAAAGATACTTACCGCATTCCTCACGTTCGGAATCTGTATTTTCATTGTCCCGATTCTGATAAAGCCATTCTGCAAAATCCCATTTTTCTTTGTCCGAATCAAAAGCGAGTGTATATTGCTCGATGTCGAACCATGAAACGAACATTGCCTCGAACTGGGATTTCCCTTCTTTTGCGGCAGTATATTCGCGATGAAAGAAGTTCCCGGTGCCATTTGCTGTGCTTTCATAAACAATCATGGTGTAGGGCTTGAGGAGAATACCCGAACAGGCGGAGCGCACAATGTCTTCCGGTTTCTTTCCCTCCGTAGCCTTCCATATTCCCACTTCGGAGAGATGTACAAGATTGTAATCACCGCCACGACACGAATCCGGGCGTTCAGCCGTACCAATCTTGATTTTGCAGTTACGCTGCGGAATACGCGATATACTTCCCGATTTTCCCACTCCTACAATCTTCGGCTCGTTCTCATTGTAGGCTTCATCAATTTTATAGAGCATTTCGACAGGATAACTTTTAATCATCCGGTCGAACATATCCTTGATTTCATCGGAGCCTGCGCCCTGATGTGCAATGATAAGTGAGTTTAAGCCGGTTTTGTGAAGCAGCTGCAACCATGCCATATAAAGCTGTGAAGTGGTGGAACCACCCCATTGCCGTGCTTTAAGCAGGATGATGCGTATCGGTTTCCCTGCAATACGCAATTTCTCAAGCCGATCCACAAAACGCCGTTGAGGTCTTGTCAGACGAAACAGGACATCCTCACCGCCGCCTTTGGCCTTGATATAGACAAATGTTGCCGCCCAAAACGGAAAATCCTCGCGGCTGCGTATTCGTACAAACTGCTCTATGACCTTCAAGCGATCATCCTGATTGTCTTCCACGCCCATGTAGTCCGTGAGAAATTTGGAAATAGAACCGGCTTCGATGAGTTGGCGTACAAGCGGCACTTTCATGATACGTTCCGGTAACCACTGGGTATGTATAGGAAAGTCACTGATGGTACACTTTACACGTTTACCGACAGAACCTTCTCCGGTAATTGGATTGAACTTTGCATATACAATCGCATTGCGGCGTTCATTCTCTGTCAATATGTCCTTGATGGCCTTATCTTTCATGGTGCATGATTTTAACAGGCTTGTTTAGCAGAGCCATGATGAGTCCCAATACATAACACCAAAGATGCAATACGGCATTTATGCCCGGAAACAGGAAGCCTGCCACAAGGTAAAACAGCATCCATAACTGATAATACCGTTTACGTAATACCTCAAACGATATTGAACCAAACAGGGCGAAAACCAATCCGGACAATCCTACCGTTGGCGAATCCATTGTCGTGAAATATCCAAGGGTATCAACTGGAACTGTAACAGCAATCATATAGGCTGACAGCAATCTTCCTATCCCAATATCGTAAATGAAAATAATCGATAATAAACACCATGAATTGAGCAAGGCATGAAACATATTCGTATGGAAAAACGGATACAGCAAGCGTTCTGGCATATTACTTCCAGCGTAAATGCCGACAGTTTGCCAATCCCATTCTCCTGAAAATGACAAACACACAATCATGGCAGAAATCAGGAGAGCCGTAATCTTCTCAACTTTTCTTGCATCCATCGTTTTTTAGCCTTGCATATCATCATCTTGGCACTACCCGGCGTGAGGTAGAATTTCGGTGCGGGTTGAGCAATCACTTTAGCACACAGCTCAGAAATGGTAAGTTCCGGGTATTCTGATTTGAGAGCGACAACCCTTGTATGAATTTCCTCATACATTTCTTTCTTCAACGGCCGCATACCGCTTAAATCGTTCTCACCCCTCATCATGACGGAAACGACCAATGCTGCACGAATATCGCTGACCCAAAACCTCCGGGACGGCATGTTTACAATTACTTTATACACTTCAGGCATACGGATATAATCACACGATGAAATGTATTCATCGTATGCTCTCATCAAGTCGTTCATACGCTCCATAGAGTATTCCATAACTGCTCCTTTATGCTTCATTTTTCTTCCCGTTATAGTACCAAAGTTACCAATAGGAGCGTAAAAAGATAAACATGACATTCTGCTTTCCCTGCCTATTTTTGTCTTGTAGAATCTGACTATAAATTAAATTTTTGAATTATGCCTAATAATACGGAAGTTAAGAGCAATCGCGAGCGATACACAGAGCGATTGAAAGCAAAGTATCCGGACAGAGAATTTGCCGATGATGAAGCGTTATTCGGTCAAATCAATGACGATTACGATGGTTACGACAAGGAATTGTCCGGTTACAAGGAACGTGAAAAAGCGCTGTCCGACCTGTTTGCAAGCAACCCGCAAAGTGCCGCTTTCCTTACTGACTGGAGAAAAGGCGAAGACCCTATCATCGGTATGGTGCGCAAATTCGGGGATGATTTCAAGGCCGCACTTGAAGACCCCGAAAAGCAGGAGGCACTTGCAGCCGCCAACAAGGAATTTGCGGAACGAATCGCCCAAGAGAAAGAGTACGAGGGAGAGTATCAGAAGAACCTCGACGAAACCCTGACCACCCTTGAAGCCATGCAACAGGAAGAAGGATTGCCGGATGAGGACATCGACAGCGCAATGGATTTCCTTGTAGGCATTGTACGTGACGGAATCATGGGTAAGTTTACACGTGAAAGTATAGAAATGGCCATAAAAGCAATCAGGCACGACAGCGATGTGGAAGCTGCCGGACACGAGGGTGAAGTAAAGGGGCGCAACAGCAAGATTGAAGAAAAACTACGCAAAGCAGGCAAAAATGACGGTACAGCCGACCTTGCCGGTAAAAACGGTGGTGGCAGTGGCGGTTCACGACAGATGCCTGACCTCGGTGCAATCGGGCGTTATGATGGTACACAGAACATTTGGGAGCGTGGCGGTGAAAAACGCAAGGCGATAAACAGATAAATATAAACCAATTACATTTTTAACTTTTAAAATTTCGAGCAATGAAGAAAACAATGAGTTTCTTTTGTCGCATTACGCTGATGATATTGGCGTTTGTGACGGGTGCATCAAGCGGTGTCATGATGGCAGAAGCATCGAACCTGCCTGATGCGGGTAAAACAACAGCCGGTGCGGACGGTACGGGTGGAACAGACGGTATTTCCACTGAAACAGGAGGGCGTGAAACCGGTGACCCAAATTTCTATTTGAGTGATGTGGACAAACGCATCGTGAAAATCCGTCCGATGGCTACTCCAATTGACCAAATCAGCCGTTATGCAAAATCAAGCTCCACCAATTCATTTGAAGTGAAGTATTACAGCGTGGGTACACGTGAAATCAAATGCAGTACCAACAAAAAGCTGGAAGCTATGCTCAGCGGTGCGAGCGTGTCGTTGCCGGTAGATGATTTGAATATGTTCACGTTGGATGATACCATTAGGGTAGTCGGTGTCAGTGCCATCACCAAACCGGACGGAACGAAATATACGGAAGATGACAGCAACGTTCCGGACCTCGTGCTTTGTGTGTGCGGAAAGGACAGCTCAACAAATCTTCCTACAGTGTATGCCGTAAATGGCAAAATGGATGATTCAAGCAAACAGCCGATTCTTGTTCCGGAAATTCCACAAGGAACAACGCTTGTACGCATGGGAAAAGCATGTGGGGAATTGGATGTTCAGACAGGACGATTCAATAATATCCCTATGCCTGAAACCCAGTATTGTCAGAACTTCATGATTCAGGTAGAGCAATCAACTTTTGACAAGATTGCCGCCAAAGAAGTGAACTGGAATTTCTCAGACATTGAAGAAGACGGTGTATATGATATGCGCCTCGCAATGGAAAATACTTATCTGTTCGGTGTGAAGCAGGTTATCAAGCACATTGCAAAGGACGGCATGAACACTTGGTTTACAGGTGGTATCTGGTGGATGGCCGGAAAGGACATCGAGGTGGGCGAATGGGATACTGACAAGAAATGCGCCATAATTACCGATGAAAACCTTGTGGATATTACCAAAGACCTTTTTGTTGGTACCGGCATCGGTAACAAGCGTAAGATTTTATTTTGTGGAAGTGATATGCTCTCTGCATTCTCCAAGATAAAGAGCGAAAAATTCCGCTTGAAAGATACCGTGGAGGTATGGAACTTGAAATTCAAATCTTGGGATACTGATTTCGGAGAAGTATTGACCATACATCATGAACTGTTCGATGTAAACGGAATGAGTGATTGCGGCTTTGCAATGGATCCGGAATATCTTTCCAAAAAAACACATGTGTCTTGGGCACGTAACGTACTCGACTTGCAAAAGGCCGGTATCCGCCGTACCGATGCGGTAGTTATCCAAGAGGTGAGCTGCCTGTATCTGCGCTATGCAAAGGCACATGCACGTATGAGACTGGCTAAAGCACCCGCCCAAGATTTAAATGCGGCATAATAAAGAGTTCATAAAGAATTATTAATTACCGGGGATGGGATAAGGTGTCCCGTCCCCTTTTTACTTTTAAGAATATGATTACGAAAACCTACAAGGCGAATACCAATATCAGTATTAATGTGGTACTTCCGAGCAAGAAGAACCTGCATATCGCATTCGTTCCATTGTCAAACGGAAGCAGTGTATTCACTACCGACAACGAGGACATACAGAAGTCTGTAGAGAACCATTACAAGTTTGGCAAACTGTTCAAACTTCATTCTGTGCACGGGCAATCCGAGACAGTAGAAACAGCCGGAAAAGCGTCTAAAAACGGTTCATCTGAAAAACTTCATTCCGAAAGTACGCACAATGGTGAAGACACGCCTGCCAACGAAACCGGCAGACAGGACGAAATGCCGCAAGAAGACGCAGGGGATAACAATACGACATCTCGCAAAGTCAAAGTAAGCGACATTGCAAGTGCAAAAGATTACCTTGCAGACACTTTCGGTATCAGCCGCACTTCCATGCGCTCGACCAAGGCAATCATGGAGCAGGCAGCAGCAAACGGAATTGAGTTTGAAGGTCTGGAATAAAGATAAGGGCTTATGGCTGTATATCAGAAGAACAAAATACAGGAGGATGTACGCACCGCCCTGGACCAAAACATGAACAGCGATACGTTGAAGATTATAGGCGATGTGGACACTCTTGCACTTGACGACATCATTGCATCAAAGATTTTGGAAGCAGTAAAGCGTGTGCACAGCTCTGCACCGTCCTATTTGCTTGACGGCGGACACAACTTCGGTGATGCCATATATTGGAAAGAGCATGAAAGCGGATGGATATTACTGCCGGAAGATTTCATGCGTTTTGTCGTTTTCCAAATGAACGATTGGGAGCGTGCGGTATTTAATCCCATAAACACCGATGACCCTGAATATGAAAAACAGTCTTCCCGATTTAAAGGCATAAGAGGAACGTGTCAACGGCCTGTATGCGCCATATCCATACGACCGGAAGGAAGAGTGATGGAATTTTATTCATGCAAAACGACAGAAGCGAAAGTGAGCCGTGCTGTATATCTGCCTTACCCGAAAATAGACAAATATGGCGCGGTAGAAATCTGTGAGAAATGTTATGATGCTGTGATATATACCATAGCTGCATTAGTATTAACGACATTCGGCGATACGGAAAAAAGTGCCGCATTGAACGAATTGGCTAAATCTGTATTAATATGAGTTACGAATCAAAGCATATAGACGGTGATGTCTCCGTTGGTCGCAATACAGCGATAGGTGGTGACGCGACCGTTCAGGGAAAGACCCACTTGAAAGGAAACGTAATGGTGGACGGCTGGCTTGAGGCAAAAAATATCAAGGGAGTGAGCAAAGGACTGTTCACGACCATCGAAAAACTGAAAGCGGCTTATCCTTTACCACATGACGGATGGTGGGCACTTGTGGGTGTTTCCTTACCAGCTCCCATATATGTGGGCGATGGCGGAGAATGGGTTCCGACCGGACAGAGTGGAGGCAACCCGACCATAGACAGCGGTCAGTATAACGAAGCCGTAGAAAAACTGCAAGAGGATATTACCAAACTGCAGGACGACATTACGGATATAGAAGCCCGCAACAAAGCGCAAGACACCAACCTCACCACGCTTGGTGATAGTGTCAACTCGTTGCAAGACCAAGTAAACACGACCAAGGATACTGCAAACAAGGCAAACAACAAGGCGAATGAAGTTGGAAGCCAACTGAACTCTTTCAAAGAATCAAAAGGTGAAAACGGAGGAATCGCCCCTCTTGACGAACAAGGGAAAGTACCGAGCCGACATTTGCCCGGATACATTGATGACGTGGTAGATTTTTATGGCATTTCCGTAGGCATTACTGTAAAAAATGAATCCATAGACAAAAATTCCAACGATGAGGGTTGTAAAGTTGTATATGATAAGGAACATGGTTGCTTTGTGCTTGCATACGTTCCGACAATCGGAGAATCCGAGACTGCTACTTATTATAACAACTGGTTGGATGCAGATGTTTTCGGTACGGCAAGTACAAACGGGCGAATACCCTCTTCCGGCAAAGTCTTTCTATGTGAAGAAGATGGAAAAAGTTATCGTTGGAGCGGTAAGCAACTGACTTCAATTGGCTCCGACCTTGCTCTCGGACATACAAGCTCTACTGCATTCCCCGGTGATGAAGGTGCGAAGTTACAGGAAGATATGAAGCAGGTCGAAGAAAACAAGAAGGCAATACTTTCACTCAATAAACAAGTCGTATCGCGTAGCGTTGTGAATGTCAATCATCTGTTTGACCTTTCAGATAGGGAGATAACATTTTCCGTAGCACTTGACAGGTGTGCGACTTCTGAATATGCTTCTGCTTTGCAGATTCCGGGTGTTGTCTTGATATTCCTTACAGAAGCCGGATGGGTTTCAAAACAATGGACAAATACCTCTGATTGGAGTAAAGAAAGCAACTGGACGGATTTCGGGACTTCCGGTGGTGGAAACGTAGGCAACACCATCAACGTGAACGACCTTTGCGGAGATGGAGAATATACTTTGGGAACAGCCATAAAAGCTGTTGTTGACCTTGAGAAAGAAAGCGGGTTCTCTTATTTGAAAAGCGGTATCGTCCTTACATTCAAGACTGCGGAAAGTGATAAAAATGGCGCACCTGTATGGCTTGCCTATCAGTTCACACGCGATAAGAGTGACATCAGCCCTGATGATCTGAAACCGTGGGTAGCATTCGGCAGTGGCGGAAGCAAGGTGGAAACATCCGACAAACCGGCAGAGGGAGGAAAAGATGCCCTTTCCACAGGCGGGGCATACATAATGCAGGAGAAAGCTATCGGCGGATTTGATGAAGAAAGTGATGAAGACTACATTTACTACAAAGCCACCAATCTGAATGGCGGACAGATAGAGGATATTGTGCTTAAAATACCCAAAAATGGAGGTGGTGGCGGCTCCAGTGAGGATAGTACATTGTCTATCTACTTCGAGGAAGCCGCTCCTATTATGGCATTCGGCTCAGAGATAAAAATCAATGTAGCTTTGCGTAGTGTCAGCTATCCTGATGGTAACGAGGTGCTTGGTGTCATTCGTAACATCACTATTATTGATGCAAGCACCGGACTGACATTATCCAGTGAGGATATGAACACTGTAGGCTCTGCAAGTGCGACCGATTACAAGTTTGAACTTGACTTCACAAGTTATTTCAGCAGTGCCGCCAGCAAAAGCTTCTTTGTGCAAGCTACAGATTCGGATGGAAATACCAAGAAAAAAGCCATTACCATTATGGCTGTGGATATTACCGTAGAACAACCCATGGCTTTGAATTACACAAGTGATACTATCCTTGTTGCAGGTGGTCCGGCAAAAAATATCGGACAATTCTATAAATTCCCTAATAACACTTCATCCATTCTTGCAGTAGTGGAGATGTTCTATAATGGAGAATGGAAGAAACTTGGTGAAGCAACGGTAAGCGACAGTTATACCAAAGGCATCTCTGTCAATCCAACAAATGTATTCGGTGGCGGAGAAAGACTTTCGCATGGCGCATATCCTGTACGAATATACGGTACGGAGAAGAAATCCGGAGTAAAGGGAAACACCATCTATTCCGCTATCATGTGTGTGGACGAAAACAGTAATACTCCCATCGTCGCCATCAGGTTCAATGACAAGAACAACGGCACGTTACGTTTATATGACAACCTTACCGTAGAGGTGGCTGCGTATACTCCCGGCAAGACTGAAACGCATGTAGATGTTTTCTACAGCGAGGAGAAAGTTACAGCTGTGGAAGCTATGATTGCCGAAACGGTTACAGTGAACAAGCAGATAAGCGGATATAGTACGGACGGAAGCCAAAGTATTACCGTACATGCCGAAAGTGGCGGTGTATCCACCAATGAAATCAAGGTTACGATAAAAGGGAGTGCCATTGATATAGCGATCAAGGACGGTGCTTTGTTCGGATATGATTTTTCTACACGTAGCAACAGTGAGAGCGATCATACTATCACACATAACGGAGTGACAATGGATGTACGAGGTGCAAACTGGTCAAGCAACGGATTTGTAGACTTTCTTAAGGAGCGTTCTTTGCGTATTGCAGAAAATGTAACAGCTGAAGTATTGGATTACCATCCTTTTGGAAACGCATCAGTGGAAACTACGAGCGGATGTGCCATCCAATTTGCCTTTGCCACCAAAAATATCAAGGAAGCTGATTCAAAGCTGATAGAATGCTATGACCCTGATAGCGGAGCCGGTTTCTATGTCTGTGGAAATAAAGCTGCGATATACTGCAAGACCGGACAACCGGCTTTGGTGGAACGCTCATTCCGACAAGGTGAAAAAATTACCATGGCCGTAGTTGTAGAACCATCTACCATTTATGTATCACGTGGGGGAAGCAATTATTCCTGTATCAAACTGTATTTGAATGGTGAAGAGGTCGGCTGTATAGGATATATCAGTAATAGCGGTGCTATCCTTAATTCAAAAACCATAACATTTGACGGAACGGAAGGAGACCTGTATTTGTATTATGTACTTGCCTACAACAGTCATTATGAATGGGCGCAAGCTTTTAGAAACTATTTGTGCAAGTTGACTGATACTTCAGCAATGATACAGGAGTATGAAGCGGAGAATGTGCTTGATACACAGAATCGTCCGACAATAGAAGCCCTTTCCGCAAAAGGCATACCTTATTATGTGGTCGTGTCAGACCAGCAAACCTTTGACACGTTTGACGGTGATATTGATACAAGCAAGAAGTTCAAATGTACGTTGTTCTATTATCATCCGACTATGCCGTGGAGAAGTTTTAAGGCTATCAATGTGCAATGGCGCAGGCAGGGAACCACTTCGGCAAAACGGCCTATCAAGAACGACCGTTTCTATCTTCAAAAGAATGATGGTTGGGAGGTAACTCCTATTTATCCGGATTATGACAGTGAAGATGCTCAAATATCATATAAACTGATGAAAATAGGTTATGTCCGTGTAGGCGAAGATTCTATTCCGGTAAAAATAATAACGGTGAAAGTGGATTATTCCGACAGCTCCAATGCCAACGACTGCGGTGTGTGCGGTTTGATGAATGCCACATTTCGTGCACTCGGAAGTAATTACCTGACTCCCGCTCAGCGTTCATTCGATGGAACTTGGGCAAAGAGTGACATATCATTAAAGGGATTGGAAATGAATCACTCGACAGCCAATCATCCCATTGCCGCATTCCGTGCTACACAGGAAAGCTTGACAGACGCATGGTTTCATGCAAAAGGAAACTGGAAAGAGGATAAGGGAGAACAGGTTGCGCTTGGGTTTAAAGATACTCCCGGTTACAATAAAGGCTGCGTGAACTATGGAGATTTTGTGGAATATTTCGGACAAAATGGCGAAAGCCTCGACCAGATAGAAACACGTTTTAAGAATGATATTACCACCGATAAAGAAAAGCTTTATCTTCTTTCCCTATATTGCGGACAGGACTACCGGTTTATGTCATACGAACGGGGAGAGTGGACGCGACAAGCCGGAGAGATGAAGCAGGAAAACGGCAAGTGGAAGATTACAGGCAAGGTCCTTAATCCGGTAAGCGGTTACGAATTGCTCACATATGATGGAATGAACTGGTGGCAAGGGGTTGGCAGCGTTGAAGATATGATGGAACCTACTACCGCAGAGTCCTCGTGGGTAACGAAACTCAAACTCGGACAGGATACTTATCCGATGTGGACAAGGTACTTTGAATGCATGATAGACGATGACCAGCTACAGATAGACTTGGCTATGGGACGGAAAGTTCCTTATGACCTTTATCAAGTCCTGAAATTCTGTGATAGTTGCGATTATGCCAAGGAAGAACTCGCAGGGAAATGGCAGGAAATTTGGAAGACAGAGATGTGGAAATACATCAATCCGTACTCATTGGTTTCCTATTATCTTTTCACCGATTATCTTGCCGCTGTCGACCAACAGGCGAAAAACATGCAACCGATGTTCTTCCTTGAAGACGGCTGCAGCGTCAAGGACGGTGTTTATAGCGGAGCAAACGGTATGGAAGCACGAAGAATGTATCTTAATAAAGTTTATGACTGTGATACCTGTAACGGTAAGGATAATGACGGCGGGCAAACCATTGACCCGGAAGTTGACCCCGGTGACCTGACAAACAGTGCATACGCCGGAAGAGGAAGCGTGCTTTGGAATGATATACGTGGTCAGCAGACTATGGATGTAGACCAAAATGCCAATACAATTACATTGCCTGCAATAGCAGATACGATGCGTTCGCTTCCCGATACACTTGGAATCGGTGCCGGACCGTTTTCTCCCAAGGGGGCTGACTATTATTTTGTAAAACAGATAATGAAAAAATGGCCTAAAGTTGTTTCAAGTTATGACGGAGAACGGAAGTATATCAAATATACAGGATATAACGACCTCTATTTCTATGCATTGCAAGGGCTGGGGCTGACATCTCTTCCCGCTTTTATAGAACAACGCTGGCGCATCCGTGACGGATACTACCGCTGTGGGGATTTCAAGGCGGAAAGCGGTTATATTGGTGGACGTATCGGTGCAAAAGAAGGTGCAGTCATCAGATTTAAAGCGGCCAAGAGTGGGTATTTCGGTATCGGTAACGATAGTGGAAACATTACACAGGGAATCTTTCTGAAGGCAGGGGAAAGCGGTACATTCACAGATTTCCAGCATGGGGAAAACATCATGCTGTACATATATCAGGCAGACCGCATGAGCATGATAGATTTAAGTGAAGTAAGTATTGACCCTCAATTCGGGAATACCCTTTCAAAAATGTCGTTGCTACAGGAACTGTATCTCGGTAGTGAAAATCATAAGGAATGGAAAATGTCGCCCGGAAACACCGGATTTCTTACCAATTTGGATTTAGGAGACATGCCGTTTCTCACTACATTGGATATTCGAAACACGGAAATTATAACCGTCAATTGCTCAAAGTGTCCACGAATGGAGAGTGTGCATGCCGATAATACTTCTTTGTCTGCAATAACGTTTGCTGAAACTTCTCCGATAAGTACGCTTGCCCTTCCCGGTACTATCACTGAACTTGTATTGAACAATCTGCCTAATCTGACTTATCCCGGCGGGCTTTCTCTTGGTGGTGTCAGTAAGGTTACAAAAATATTCGTGAATGAATGTCCGTATATTGATACGATGACTCTGTTGGAACAGGTGGTCAATGCAAGTGAATTGAAAACCGTCCGTATTCCCAACGTAAATGCTACGGCGAGTGTTGAAATGCTTCGTTCCATAAAAAACGGTGGGGCTATAGGATTGGATGCGAATGGTAATGCGTACGATGAAAAAGGACAGTGTAGCGGAATAACCGGACGATGGATATTGGTCGAACTGATAGAGCAGAACGAAATCGAAGAGCTTGTCCGGTATTTTCCCCAACTTGAACTTCATAATTCGCAGTTCTCTATTGTGAAAATCAGCGATACGGTAGACAATGATTCGTGTGAGAAGTATAGCAATCCCGAAAATAAGACGGGGGCGGATTATGGCAACACATATATTCCAAGCGGGCATACCCTTGCCATCAAGAAAGGATGCCATGCCTATAAATGCTCATTCAACACGAAGAAAAACCAGATGGAAGGCGTGCAGTTAAGCGATACGGATTTCAACTACCTGAAAAACGGCAGCAGCTTTGACATAACGGACACCGCCGGAGAGGGCTTTGATATATTCTGGCATGCTCCGCACCATTGGTACAAGGGAGTGAACGACTACAAGAACCAAGTAAAGTATTTTTTCCCTTCTATAACAGAGACCGAACCGCTCTCAACTGCATTGCATAGCAGAAAATCCCTGTTGTCGGAATTGCTATATATGGAAAATACCGGAGTGTATGCGATTGATGCCGTTGTCGGTGAAGTCATAGGCGAGGATGTCATAACCACCGCATCCAATACGAACAGCTACAAGATGGATGTGAGAGGAATGAAGCAGGTAAGATGGCCCGGTCTGAACCATGCCCGGCTTGGAGGCGTGTTCACTGACGAAAACAACCGTGTGCTCAGTACGTTCATCATGTCTGTAAGCCATACCTATTTTGACTTCAACATCGGTGATTATGTGTTCTGTGACATACCTAACGGTGCAAAATGGTTTTATTTCACTTCTTTCCGTGACATTGGCGACATAGAGTGCCTTGTTGTAGACAGCAGCAGTATTGAAGCCATAGAACCTGAATGGACCGAACACACGGTTGGCGACAACGACAGTCTGGTCGGTGTATATCCTATTACCGTTGACGGTTTGAAGATGCCACGCAGCCTTTCCGGTGATATACGTTCGAAGAAAGGCAACGGGACGTCCGTTACATCTAACGAATGGAAATATGACAGTGAGGGTAATCCTATTGAGATGCCTATCGGCGGTTTGAATTACACGGCAAAGGATTTCCAAAACATCTGCCGCTTACGTGGAGTTGGCTATCAGTTGCAGGATTACGAACAGCATAAAGAGATTAGCAATCTATGGTGGGCTTTGAGCGGAACAACCAACGAACAGTCGGTTGTGGGCAATGGCGGACATGACAGCATTCTGAATAAACTGGATTCCATTGGCATGGCTGACAGCAATAATACCGGCAATACGCTCAACTCCATACTTGGATTGAAGCATTATGTGGGTTGTGATTCAGAATGGATGGACTATATCGCTTTTAATGTGCCGAGCTATGAAGCGTTCTACAAGGCAAAATGCACGGAGAACGACAGTTCATATCCAATAGATTATACAGCGCATATTTATGACCCCGTAAACAAAACCGAACGGACTGTTAAAACAGTTGACGCTTCCAATGGAAATTGTGTCGTGCGCATAGTACATGGTGCCAAGTGCGATGTATTGCCCAGCAGAGTACACAAGGGAGATACAAGTATGTATGTAACACATTATGCAGCAGGATTTTGGATAAGTGGAAGCCGAGGCCGTTGTGTTTTGCGGTCCGGCAGCAACTCGAATGCGCACGGCGGTCTCGCTTTTGCGGTCGCGAACTACGCTTCATCGCTCTCGAACACGGTCTACGGGGCGCGTCTGGCCTTCCGCGGAAAATTCGTTATAATTGAATAGAGCGGACCTCGCGATTTCGAAAAAAGCGTTGGAGGGAGAGCCGTAGGCTGCTCCCTCTTTCTTTTTCTCGCGTAAGCGAGTCGATTTTTGAAACTAATTTTTATGTGGTTGTATTTTTGTCTGTAAAACGTTCCATATATAGAACATTTTCACTATATTTGCATTGTGAATGATATAAGATATGGAATTGAAAACGAGATTCAAAGTAATAATGTCGAGTGAAGCCGATGCATTTCTTGACACTCTGCGCCAAGACGTTAAGGATAAAATTATCTATAATGTAGATAAGGTAGCCAATGGTTATATGGACAAAGATTTATTCAAGAAATTAGATGATACTGACATTTGGGAGTTTCGCACCCTGTATAAAGGTATTCAATATCGTCTGTTGGCTTTTTGGGACACCGACGCGGAAACGTTGGTCATTGCCACGCATGGATTTGTGAAGAAAACACAAAAGACCCCACGCAAAGAGATAAACAAGGCGGAAGCCGTCAGAATATTATATTTCAACTCAAAAAAATAAGTATATGGAAGCAATTAAATTTTATACCCTTGATGAAGTTAAGGATAAACATATAGGTGAGGTCGGTACACCGCACAGGGATAAGTATGAAGCTGAATTGCAATCATTTTTGATTGGGGAAGCCATAAAAAAAGCCCGTAAATCCCAAAACATGACCCAAGAGGAATTGGCACAAAAAATCGGTGTACAGCGTTCACAAGTATCCAAGATAGAAAGCGGACGTAATCTGACCCTTTCCACCATTGCGCGAGTGTTTAAGGCCATGGGTATGAAGGCGTCTTTGAGTATTTCCGGTTTAGGAAGCATAACTCTTTAAAAAAATAAAAGGCGGACAATCCCTCGCGCCGTTGTGTTTTGCGGTCCGGCAACAACTCGAATGCGAACAGCGGTCTCGCTTATGCGAACGCGAACAACGCTTCATCGAACTCGAACACGAACTACGGGGCGCGTCTGAAATTCTGTTGGTTAAATTAATCGGAGACCCTGCACAGGTACGAGATTACCACCGCCATTCTCCGAGGGATTCGAGCCTCGGCAACAGCATGATAATATATATTTATTAATGGAAAGCCGGAACATATCTTTAACCACATGTGGGGAGAGGTTGGACCACTCCCCACGAGACCGGAAGGCGGTCAGCGATATATACGATTTATTCCAACCGGCCGTAGCTGCAACTGCGGTCTGTTATCCGTTATATAATCTCATACCGGAGATTATATCCGATGAGAATTTGGAAAGGTCATTCAAGCGTGTCATGGCAAATCTGAGAAGTGCAGATACCCGAAGCGGAAATCGGCAAAGAGAGATAGCTGTAATAGATGGCATTGAATGTTCACCAAGAATGGCCCGTTATGTAAAAAACAAGCATAAGATACTTGATGCGCTGAAAGAACAGATAGGTAACGGCACATTCCGTATAAAGAACCTCAAGTCGTTTACTGTGGATGACGGACCGAAAGTAAGAATTGTGCAAGCCCCGTCAGTCATAGAGCGTATTGGAAGCAATGCGATTATGGAGCCGTTGGAAAAGCATCTTTCACCCCTATTGATAGAAACAACGGCTGCATCCATACAAGGACGCGGACCGCATGGTCTGTTCCATCAGGTGCAGGATACATTGGCAGAGAACCCCAATATACACTATTATTATCAAAGCGATTATAAAGGATATTATGACAGTATTGACCATGATATATTAATCTCCACAATCAGGCGATATGTCGGAGACCCTGTCTTATTGCCTATTCTTGAAAATTTTGTCAAAGCACTATATCCCAACGGGAAGCATGGCATAAGCAAAGGACTGCGTTCCTCACAATTCTTTGGAAACCTTTACCATAATGATATTGATCACCGGATGATTGATGAATATGGTGCAAAACATTACTTCCGTTTTTGTGATGACATCTTTATTCTCGGTGAGAGTAAACGTGATTTGTGGAAATTGCGGGACAAACTACACTATGAAGCAGCTCAAATAGGGCTGACAATAAAACCAAGCGAAAAAGTGGCTCCCATATCCTCCGGTATGGATGCCCTTGGCTTTGTCAACTACGGCGACTATACATTGCTACGAAAACGGACAAAAGTAAATGCAGCCCGAAAACTTTCCAAGATTAAATCACGGAAACGGAGACAGCAAATAATCGGTTCATTCAAGGGTATGGCCTGCCATGCAGATTGCAAACATTTATTTTATATACTTACCAAGAACAACATGAAGAAATTTTCCGAAATGGGTGTTACGTACACTCCAGCAGATGGAAAAAAACGCTTTCCCGGCAAGGTTATGCGTTTGAGCGACATCGTAAATATTCCAATTGAGATACATGATTTTGAAACAGGAATAGACACCAAAGAGGGGGAAGACCGTTATCTGGTATCGTTCCGCAATCCCAGGACTCAAGAATGGGGAAAGTTCTTTACTGCATCGGTTGAGATGAAAGGTATTCTTGACCAAATCAGCGATATTGAGGACGGCTTTCCATTTGAAACAGTTCTCAAATGTGAAATGTTTGACGGAGGCAAACGAAAATACAATTTTACCTGACGGGAAAAAGATAACATACTAATCCGCTCGGTATCCGCTACTTTTGTCGTAAATCAAAATTCATGCAATGGAAAAGATTTACGGCACAAAGAAGCGGCAGGATTGTCTTGTACGTACAGGACGCTCCAAGTGGATACTGTTTTATGGCTTCGGGAAAGATGATGAGAATAGTGAGAATGGCTGGGAGTACCGGCATACATTCGACCATAAACCCACACTTTCCGAAGTCAAGGAACTTGTTGTGTCCGCTATAAACACGGCTACGGAGGAAAAGATTATAAACGGCTTTGTCTGGAACGGGAAAGCAGTATATCTTTCACCCGAAAACCAATTAAACTTTTCCGCTATAGAACGTAGTGAAAAGATTCCTTATCCGCTTATTCTAAAAATCAATGAACAGGAAGATGGTACGCCCATCTATCATACTTTCGAGAATGCAGATGATTTTATTGCGTTCTCCCAAGCAGCGTGCGCCTATGTGATAAAGACTGTTCAGGAAGGGTGGAAAGAAAAGGATGAAGTGGATTGGACGGTATTTAATTTAAAAAGTAATAACGATGAAAAAGTTGATTGAATGGCTCGGAATGAGTAACAGGTGGAAACACCTCATAGGAGGACTGATTATCGGCATTTTTGCATTTGGTTGGTTTACCGCAATGTATGCCGGAGTTTTGACAGCAGGTGCTTTGGAATATAAAGACAAGGTGCATGGCGGTAGATGGGATTGGATTGACTTTGGTCTTACAGTAGCCGGAGCAATGATAGGACAACTAATAGAAGGAACTTTAATATGGAACAACTAAGCACGATTATCCAAGTTGTCGGTTCGCTCATCACATTAGTTATATTGCCCTTGTTATTGCTTAGAAGCAAAAAGAAAAAGGCAGATGCCGAGGCTGAAAAAACCGAAGCAGATAACATCACAGCTTATGCTGCTGAATGGAAAGAATTGTACGAGAAGAAGGAAAAGCGAGTTGTCGAACTGGACGCCAAAATTGACCACCTTTACGCCGAGATAACCAAGTATCGTGACGCTATCCGCGAGCTAAGCGAAAAGAACAGCGAGCTTGCCGTTCAGAATCAAGCACTGGAATTCCGGAAATGCAATAAACATGGTTGTGCAGACCGCGTCCCACCAAGTGAATATTAACCAAATAAATAAGTATGAAGATATTGATTGATAACGGGCATGGTGAAAACACTCCCGGAAAACGTAGTCCTGACGGTTCGTTGCGTGAATATGCTTATGCACGTGAAATTGCAGATAGAATAGCACATGAACTTTCCGCAAGAGGTTATGATGCCGAACGCATTGTTCGGGAAACAGTAGATGTTCCACTATCAGAACGTGCAAGGCGTGTAAACGAAGTTTGCGGACGATACGGAACGGCCAATGTAGTTCTTGTTTCTATCCACTGCAATGCTGCCGGAAACGGTGCAGAATGGATGAACGCAAGAGGATGGAGCGCTTATACATCGAAAGGCAAGACAAAGGCTGATAAACTGGCAACTTTCTTGTATGAAGAAGCTGAAAAAAACTTTATCAGTCAAAGAATACGCAAAGATAATTCTGACGACGATCCTGACTGGGAAGAAAACTTCTATATTTTGAGTAAGACAAAATGCCCGGCTGTACTTACGGAAAACTTTTTTCAGGATAACAAGGATGATGTCCTGTACCTTTGTTCCGAAGAAGGCAAACAAGCTATTGTTAAAACCCATGTAGAGGCAATAACCAGATATATTCAGAAGTATGGTAAAATGGTTTAAAGATATTGTAGCAATATTGTTTGTGGTATTATTTTTCACATCACTGTTTTTTAATGTGCGTTTTTGCATATCGAATAAAAAGTTACCTATAAATGATACCACAAGAATAACTGTTTTCGATACCATACCCTATTACAAGCCTGTACCCAAGGATAGTACCGTTATTAAATACATCACGCAGATTCTTCCTACTGCAAAACCGGATAGTACGAAACAGACTCCGGACGTAGCAGATACGACTAAACCTCCAAATAAAGACAAAGACAGTGTTGAGGTTGAAATCCCCATTACGCATAAGATGTATGAAACAGACACATATCGGGCTTATGTAAGTGGCTTTCATCCACAACTTGACAGCCTGATACTTTTTGCCGGGCGTGATATAATGACCGTAACAGGTAATTATCCCAAACCCAAGAAGAAAAAGTTCAGTATCAGTCTACAGGTAGGATATGGAATAACACTGAGAGAAACGCCGCAATTTTCTCCATGTCTTAGTGTAGGTTTATCGTATAATTTGTTTGATTTCTGATTATGATAGATATTATATTAACGGTCAATAAGGAAAAAGTATATGAAGAGGTAGCAAAGACCACATCGTACACCGGTGCGAAAATGGATGATGAGCTTGCCTACGATCGTATATTTACGACGGATGAGGATAAAAGCATGCTTGAACGTTTTTGGTGCGAGAGTAAGAATACCATATGCAACAGTTTAAAGAAAATGCTTCTTGACGAAACGGAAGCTGACAGTGAATACAGGCTTTCGTTGGGGCTGTCGAATTCATTCGATGAAGCTCTAAAAGAAAGTATGCAGCGTAGCTTGTTTTCATTCTTCGTGATGAATGTCACTGCAAAGTGGTACACGTTTACCAATAAGGAAGAAGCTGCCGGATATGCAACGGAAGCTGCTACCTATATGGAGGATATAATGCGTAAGGCATTTTTCAAAAGAAAGCCCATGCGCCCGACATACGAATAATCATTAATTCAAAATATTATGGCAGAAAATAAGAAAACATTAACCGTGACACAACAGGTCAAAGAACTTGTCTATGATATTCAGAACAAAGCGTATTTGACGGGACAGGCACGAGAAGCGGCCGGCAAGAGCTATCAAGTCGCATCCAATATGCAAGCAAGTGATGACGATGAAAACAGCTATCAGATACGTCGTTCGTTGGCCAATGCCTTTTCCTCTTTAAAAAGTCTGCTTGGAGAGTATCTCAATGAGGATAATACAACAAGCGATAACCTGATGGATGAAGAGATAGATAATAACGGTAAACTTTCATTGGAGTTTTTGCTTCCGTCTAACTATAACAACGCTTCGGCGGACGCACTGGGAAATGGCATACATTCATATCTTGTAGATATGGCACTTGGAGAGTGGTTTGCCATAACCAGTCCGGAAGATGCCAATGCGTATATACAACACTCCGGGGTGAGTCTTGAAAACGTGAAGCGTGCACTCTACAAACGCAGCCGTCCGGAAAGACCGACTTATGATTAATTGATGTTCAAGCCTATGGTATATTGTCAAAACAGCCAGTCTAAAACAAAAGCGGTAACACTTGTGTTTAAAAGGGAAGAACTGCTTTACGATGCGGAGAATTATTCTTTTGTAGAGGGCGACATTATGCAAGCGGAAGATGAACACGCCAGACATCAAGTATTCGACATCGGTCAGGACGGTAATGTGGACAGAGTTACGAGAATACTTAACCTCGTACATTCTGAATGCGTGGAAATGTTGTTTCCTTATACGAAAGAAGAAATTTCCGATAAGCAGGAACCCCTTGATAATGTTATGACCGTGCCGGAAGAATACCTCATAACCCTTGTTTTGCCTGTGGAATTTTCATTGTCTACCGTGAAGTTGCTGAAACATCTGATACACGAATATATGGTCTGCAAGGTCCTTGCCGACTGGATGAGCATAACAAATCCAGGCAGCCAAGCCAACTGGGAAGATAAAGCCCGAAATATCCGAATCAAGATACAGACTTCCCTTGTTTCACGAAAAGGCAAGATAAGACGAAAACTAAAACCGTTTTAAGAATAGACAAGAGCCGGGGTGCATCACGCATACCGGCTCTTTCTCCTTATAAACAATCTGATAACCTTAAAAATAACTGACCTATATGTTTCATTTATCGTAGTCTGTTGAGCATACGGGGATTGAACTGGACACTAAATCCTAACAGGCTTTCGGATTTGTCAAGTGTACAAATGAGTGCAATTCTAAATGCTTTGTACGGTGTTCCTCTGAAACCACGCATATATTTGTCTGTACTGCTCCATACAGTATGCCAATTAAACAAATCATTCGAACCGTACAGTACTTGTACTACATGTCCCGACTTAAAATATCCACGTTGAATGATGGTATCTATCGTCTTGAACACATCTGGCTCATCCATTTTGAAAGGGCGGGTAACCACTAATGCCGTTATGTTTTCAGCAGATGATGTAGAAAAATCCACAAGTCTGTTTCCGTCAGCCATTGCTAATGCTTCCGGATACGAATTGACATTGTTCACTATGTCTGACAGCATCATTCCCCAAAGCTTTGACTTCAACGAAAACACATAAGCATAGCGTACAGCCGGGTTATACACAATGATATGCTGATTGGTATAATCATATATCATCCGGCAAGCGGCAAGAAAATCAAAAAACGGAATCATAGCAATATCGTCAAGAGCCGTTCGTTCATTTTCGCTTGCTTTTCCATTATAAACTGATAGAAGTTTATCCGATCTTGGCAAATCAGAAATAGAAAACAAATCTTCCGCATTTAAACTTTCTGATATGCACTGCACAGTAGAACCACTTATCAGCATAATACCTCTATTGGTGGCAAACAGCACTGCATTATCAATTTGTGTGATACTGTTCGTATTTATACAAACCTCCCGTGTTACAGGTTGCCGTGCTGAGTATGATCCCGTATTTGATACTTCTAAGGCCCATACACCTTCTGATGTAAAAGCATAAAGTGGAAACTGACCGAACTGTCCCTCTGATAAAGCTTTTACAGCTGAAGATATACCAAGAATAGTGCCAGTACCTATTGTATTGATACCGAGAACCGGAAAGTGAAATGGATTATTGATTTCCGATGTGTATATTTTGTTCGGTAAATCAATTATTCGCTGTTCACGGGGACTTGCTGTAGGATAATCACTAAGTCCTGTCGGAGGATTTTCCCAACCGGCAAAATAAAAAGCTCCGTTAAGGAATTTGTGCTGTTCAAGTGGCACTTCATAATATTGTGGTAATCCATAATGCGTCACAATAACTGCTTTGTATGCGTTTATATTAGGGTAGAACAAAAACAGCAATGGCGGATCCAATATTGACGCTTGATAAGATTCTCCATTGACCACTATGTCCCGACCATCCTGCTTGATATAGAAGTATACAGAAACAGGCATTGTTCCATCAAAATAAGTAGGGGACATTCCATCAAAATTAGCAACATATCCGTTGGTATATGTAATCATCGCTCCTGTGTTATACAAGTTATATAATTCTTTTTGAATGTTTGCGATGTTAAGTCTTGAATTATAAACAAACGAATAATGTGGAAGCAATTTATCATGACTGTCATAATCATCTGTCATAACTTCTCGTGTTACCAATGACTGTAGATAATCTTCTTCGATTACCAGTTTTGTACGTGTAGTGGAAAGTTGTTCAATACGGAGACTTTCAAGCAGGTAGAATTGCGATGTTGAACGAATATCCTCTTTTACATCATCAATACTTCTACGAGGAATCATCAAACGTCCACTTGGATAAGTCAGTCCGTTGGGGTCAAATGTAAAGGCATATAGTTTATTGAATGTATGATGTTGATAACGAATTGGAAATTTGGAGGTAGAAGCTGCTTGATTTATATGTTTGCATACACAATAAGAATTATAGTTTTCCGATTGTGCAAATCTTGTACATTTTCCGTTTTGGTCATAAGTATAAATAGGTTTTGAAACAAACACATCAACAGATCGAACTATATCTTTCCAATTTTTAAGCATATCAAGGCGAGACTGAAGAACAACGGCACAATCAAGGTCGTGTATCATTCCACATATTCGAAGTTGCGCATCTGTATACTTTCCCTTTCCCGTCAGGTGTGTCCAAAAAACTTGCGGTGCAAGGTCTGATGAAGCAATCATCAGAATCGGAGCCGAGTGCATTGTCAATGTTCCATCGTATAGCCGATAGGCGTATCTTACAAAGAAAGGAAAAATGAATTTGCCCTTATTTGTAGACCTTTCAGCAATAAATTTATTGATATGGGCAAGTACTTGGTCTGTAATTCGCGTTTTATTGTTATCAGAGAATTCATTCCAAATGCTGCCTTCACTAATAGCATCAAATGATATTGAAAATTCATCTGTCCGAACCATTTCACCCTGCAACCCAAATGAAAGTGGGCATTCAGGTATTTTTGTACCAAGATATAAATATCCGTCATTATTTCCTTTCCATAGAAAATAATGCATACCGTCAGTTGACAAGATGAGAAGCGTATTGCCAATAGCTGTTACCTGATATACCTCGTTAAATGAACGAAGAAAAACAGGCTGATGTGCGTCAGAACCATTCCACCAACTGATAGAATTGTTGTTAAAGATGATATAGTGCTTGAAGTTAGCCGATTTATGAATATACATAACCGAATCACCACCTTTGAATTGTAATACTTCGGATGGCGGCAATATGGGTTTAAGTGCACCGTTTTCGGGAATAACACCTATCGATGTTGCCAAGTCCCCATCGGCGCACTCATAGTCCGATGGGTTGGCAGAATACCCGTTGTATTTTATTTCTTTAATCATATCTTTCTTACAAAAGGAGTTTGGTAATGATTGGTAGCAATGTGCCATGATATTGGCTTTCCTTAGGCTCTCCAACGCATAATCTCGCCTTGTCTGTTACACCCGACACATCAAGTATGGCGGAGCACAGCCTTTTAGATGAGGCTCTGAAATGTTTCCCTTGCCTATTGGATGGAAACACACATGCTTCATGCCGACCGCCGGTTGGTGAGCGGTATCTGACATAAAGATATAATTCTCCGTTCTCACTCATAATATCCAGGACATCACCTCGCGAGAGATGAAGTTGCTTGGCTATATGAGATGTAATGTCTATTCTTCCCGAAGAATAGAATACTATATCAGCCTTTCTTGTATTTCCTAATATACTTTCCATTGGGCTTTTCAATTTGATAATAGATGAGACCTTTGCTTGTATGATGTATAGACACAGACAGTTTGACTATACTATCACCGGGTAACCCATGCTCATAAAGCATAAGACCGACCGACGGGCACAGACTTTCAAAGCCTATGCACTTATACTTGTCATTATATTGAATATCGCATAGTTGAGTCGGTTGTCCGATATTTGGATTGACGGTGAAGCCGAAAGAATCTTGTCCGGCAATTCTGAAAACAAACACTTGGGCTGCATCGCCCTTTTTCGCCTTACCTTTGATATGGAGAAACAAGCGTTTGGATAGCGTGATTGAATTGTCGTTACCATCGGCAATCACATAGTAGTTACGTGACTGCCACCATGTTTTTAGTTTTTTGATAATCATAATACGAAAATAGAATGATTCACAGATTATTATGGTTTAACTTTTTACAGACGAATCGAAATATATCCGGCGTGAACGGAAAGAAACTGTTTCGACAAACCGGAATGACAGAGTTGTTTCGATTTCCAGTCGATGCCGGTTGGCGGCTTCTTTTGTTGCAAAAATGTAAGAACAGATTTCTTGCTTTGTTGTTCCTTTTGTTGCTACAATGTTGGCATAATATTTGCGCCCGAAAAGGAATGCCATGATTTCTTTTAATACAGTTGAGTTCATATTGTATGATTTAATCAGTGAATAAATTTGTCTGTCGGGGTTCTTTGGAAACGGAAGAAACTCCGGTAATACTATTTACACGTTCAATTTCTCCGTCAATTTCCGTTTCAAGTGCCTTGCATTTCCGCAAGTTTTGTTGGGTGCGACACTTGAAATAGTCTTTCTGTGCTTTGCGCATCAGAACTACCTTGGTAAAGAATGTTTTTGCATCCATATGATAAATACATTAAAATTCTTTATGGGTTGCTAATTGATAATCTTTCTTTTCTTCTTCTGATAGTTCGTTGTAGCAGCTTTCGCAAACAACAGGGTAACCGTGTTCTTCTTCAAAGTACACACCACAAAGTTGGCAACACCAACCGTCTATAATATCTTCTGCAATGCTCATGATTATTTCATTAATTCAAATTCATACGCCCAAACATAGGGATTGCTTTCCCAAGTGCCTTTACCGGAGACTTTATCTATGAGGGCGGCAAAGGCTTCACGTGGAGTATCAAATCCATTGTCTTTGTTTCCCTCAAATTCATAAAATATAGATGGCGGAAACTCATCATCACCCGAATCTTCATATATCCCTTCTTTCAAGCAATCTTCATCGCTAATGTCCTGTAAGCGTTCAACCTTACGATCTGTAAATTCAATATGGCGGGGCATTAGGTCGGCTTTCACAAACATTTTATTAGTCCAACCGGGATGTAATTTCAGTTCAGGCAATATAGAATCCAAGTATTCTAAGTAAGCTGCATTTTTCCCTTTTCTATGAAATCGGTCAACATCCATATAACTTTGCGCAATGGCAACAACTTCTCCAAGTTCATATTTCGGCAATATCTCGCCCATATCAAACTCTCTTTCATCAGCATCGTACATACAAGGCCAATCAACAATCTTTTTGTCAGAATGGCGTCTGTGTATATTGAATCCTGCGACCCATTCTCCCCTAAAAGTTCTTGGACATTTGATTATTCTTCTCGTCATAGTCTTCCGCCCTTCCAATACAGCTTGAGTTAAGCCAAATTTATCATTGAACATTATTTTCTTCATTGTAGTATTCTTTATTAAAGTGTCCGTTGGCAATCAGCCAATCAATAGCCAATACACAAGATTCGACAGGTGATGCGGTTTCAAAGGATTTCACATAGGGATAAGAGAGTAACCAAGCATCGCTTGTTTCGTGATGCAAGCCAAAAACATTCTCACTGGTTCCTATTCTGATTTCGGTCGGAAGTAACTCCAACAGCCTACACAAACTCCATGCAGGGACATCCTCACCCCACAATCTATCAAATACTTCTTCTCCGGCCATTGGCGATCCGTCAGGATGCTTGTGAAAAGGAAATGCAAGTTTGGCTATTCTTTGAGGAGTCCAAAACTTACCTCTCAATGTAGGCGGCTTGGTTTGTAACTCCCACTCTAAAGCTGGTACCTTACTCTTTGTATGATGATATACCATATCAGCCGTTTCCGGCTTTAGTCCCAAAGCGAGCAATCTTTTTGACTGCTCATGGGTAGTACATATTTGCGATTTAAATTCCATTGCTCTTATTTTTGTTATTAGTTAAAACTGATTGCCACATACCTATAGAACCGTATGTATCCGAAACAATAAGAGGGATTCTCTGTATTATCACCTATCTCAATTCGCACGTTATAGCCTTTCATCCGTAAAAAGCGTGCAGCTATTTCATAGGCGGTGTATCTTTTTCCATGAATATCCCAATAGCTGGATTTCCATACTGTTTGAGGAATACCTTTTTTCAGAATCTTCTTAAAGGCTTTGGCGGTTCGTATAACTTCTTTTTTATTCATATTTGTTCCGATTTTAATTTCTTGTTTATTTCTTTTTCAGCAGCTCTGGTCCCTTTCTTGAAACCCTCTACAAAGCTGTCAAAACAAGCTCTATGGATTTCTAAAGTGCATCTTTGCATAAGTGGACAAATCGAACATTTTTGGCTAAGCCCTGCGGACTTTTTAGCGAGTTTCGTTACATTTTTCATTGGTTTATCCTTTCATTCTGCCTAAAAAGGCAAGTTTAATCACATCATATTGAGTTCCTATCCATGCAAATTCCAACATGGCATTATCGTCTGCAATGTCATTAATTTGCATGATTGGGTAGTTACCTTGATTTGTGCTATAACAAACACACGAACTGTAAATAAAATCCTCAACCTCTTCTTGACTTCTTGGAACATTGAAATAACTGTCAAGGCTTCCGATTATATGCTCTTTCAAGTATTCGGAACTATATGCAGCAGCAATCTTATCTTGATTTCTAAGTGCATATCTCATAACTCATCTTTATCTCCTAATTCAGACAACGCTTGTTCAAACTCTTTGAGTTTCTTAATGGCGTAATCTCTACGATAAGTGATTATATCACGACTTGTATAATTTGTATAGAACCGGTCTATAAGGTTTTGAATAAAAAACCTTTCAGGCTCTTCGCAATGATTCAATAGAATTACATAATTCGTGTTTCGTGGGTGGAAACATAGGAATCTATAATAATTCACTTTGCCGCAAGAACATTCAATTAAGCGTTCATCAGTCTTTAATTTCCTAATGTCTTCAGTGTTCAATATAGGTTTCATGATTTAATCCTCCATATTAGGTAGTAAATCTTCGATGTATGCCCAACGGATAATTTCTGCTTTTTTGTAAAAGTTATCCCAATTCATCGAATCAGGGATTACGTTAAATCTACCATTTTTGCATTGAGCAAGATAATTTCTTTTCCTTTCCGGACATTCTTTTGCATCATGCCACACGCTATTGATGCGCCAGTTTGCACCCCATTCCGCAGCTTTAGTGTGTTCAATAAATCTATCCACAAACCCCGGATTGTTCGGGTCTGCTGCAAACTCATTTGCATAAAGATGTTCCTTTATTGCCTCCTTGATGTTTTTTTTCATTCTTCAACTCCTTTCGGTTTGTTTATCGGTTTCCAATGGGTTATCTTGTAGTCCTTGTAGTTGCAGGTTATTTGGTCTAAATAATCTTCCGTCCACCCGTATTTATTGTAATAAGCTGTCAAGTAATCTACTTTCCATTTGTTACTACAGCATAGATATTCTACCCTTAAAATGCAATATGTTCCAATTGGTGGCACGTCTTCCGTGTCCTCTTTGCATTCGTGCCATTCTTCATGCTCATTCCAACGCCTTGCGATCTCTTCACAAAGAATATTTGAGCTTTCCACATCACCCAAGTGGATTTCTGCTATTTGGTAATTCATACCGTCCTTTATACAAAGTTCCGCATCCAATTCATCCGCACCAAATAAGCGTTTGCCTCGTGCTGGTAGGCAAATAAGTTTCAATGTATCAGTATCTAATTCGCCTTTGGCGTATGCCCAATTCAGTTTTATTTTTGTCATAATCCAAAAATATTTTTGTAAAATTCAAAATTTCTGTTTTCTACCTTTGCATCTTCCGGATAATAAGTAGCGCGATGATACCATGCTTGATAGCATTTCGGGCAAAACCATTGATTTAGCACAGCTATGTAATAGCCTGTAGATGCAGTTTCGTTGCAGTAGTCACAAATTCCTATTGCACCATATTGTCCTAATTCCTCTACAAGTTCTTTCCTACTTATTTGGATTACCTTGAATCCTTTTTTATTGTCTTTTATATTTGCCATACCATTCCTTTTTTATTCACAAAGCCCATAGTAGCTCATACAACTTGTTGCCACATCATCGTCGAACAGAGAACCACCTGCACGTTTACTTTGTACATAACGAACAACATCGCTGATTAGAGGATATTCACCCTTATAATACTTAGATGAAATTTTATCAGGACCGAAAAAACTGCTGTTGAACTGTTGTTCGAGACCTGCAATGTAGCTTATCCTTTCTGGCTCTTGTACGCTGATATTGTAAATGTCTTGTTGTGAAGCCATCACGCAAGGAAAGCAACCAACACGTTTGTAGCCCATTCGGTAGAGAGGATTAGGCTGTATTCCATTTTCAAGTATATAGTCAATCACTTGTTGTGCCGACCAATCGAATACCGGACGCAATAGGTCATCAGCATATTTCTTTCGAAATGCCAATACATCTTTGCGACGATAGGTGTGGTACTTGTCCTTACCATTCTTATCCTTACCGTATGGCTGCACATAATACTTGAAGTACGTACATTGCTTGGACATTTCGGCACGCTTGGCACTCTCGGCAGCACGTATTCCTTGTATAATCAGAACATCATCGTTTACTTCATCGAGTATGTAGTCAATCATCGGAATGGTTTTCAATTCAGATGTGCAGAATCTCCGTTGCGAGGATGGCCAGCGTGATTTCTTTTTTGTCAAATCTACCATACCGTTAAACTTCTTTGACTTGACGGTAATGAGATTTAAGCCAAGTTGTTCCTGTACTTCTTCGATATATTTATAGGTCAATGGGTGTTCCCAACCTGTATCACAAAATACTGTAATAAAATCTTTTGTTAGGTTATTACGCACCCAAAGAAGTGATGCAAGACTATCTTTGCCACCACTGAATGAAACTATTACTTTCATCCTTTACCTCCTTTCTTCAATTCTGCAATAAGAGCATCAGCACCGCTAATGCTCCACTGGGCTAACGTTTCGCTACTTGCATCCACACACTGATTATGTGAATTGGCTGAAAATCCTTTCATTATCTCTTTCGCAATCTCGTATCTGCGTTGTTCCCAGTCTATGGCTTTTTCAAATTCAAGTGCTGTTCCGGGCATTCTTCGACCGTCTTTCGTTATGAATGAACCGCATAAAACCTGCATAGTACCTGACGGTTCAACATCTATGACCTCGCCGGTAGCCTTTACTTTAGCTTTAAGTTTTTCAGCAGCTCTCATTTGTCTCGTGTGTTCTGCTACACAAGTTTTACACCTGTTAGGATATGATTTGCTGAACTCTGAAATATGCTTTGTTTGCCCGCACTCTGTGCATTTTTTATAAATTGAATTGTCCATGGTTATTATTGATTATAAGTTTCTTGAATAGCTTGGAATATCTCATACATTACTTGTGGGACAATCGCATTGCCATATGCCTTTATCGATTCCTGCCGCCACTTTGAAAAGGCAATACCGTCCAATCTGGTGGAAATCCCATCATCTCGGCTACAAACAGGGGATTGAGTTGGGAAGTTTTTCCACCGTTCTGCGAATGATGCTCTCCTAACATTACCGGCAGGTTGCACAGAGCATCCGTCCTCATTTTCCCATTTTTTCTTTTCAATGCTTGTGGGGAAACGGAGGGTTGATAGTCCCTCGCTGCTGGAGTAGGGAGCATCCCATTCACCGCCATTGCTGTCAAAGCTGTGCCCATTTGACTGTTCGGATTGTATTTCTTGCTGTACTTGTCCGCTTCCCGGGCATTGGGAGTAGGAAGCAACCGAACCATTCTCGCAAGTCCTACGCTTCCGTTCTGTCCGTTCTGATTGATTCTCCTCGGAGTCCCGTTTCTGGTCGTAACAAATTGGTCGTTCTTTCCAATTATCGCTCCGGTTGTTGCATCGCTCGCCATCGGAGTGGGAAGAAGCCCGAACGCAGCCCCTGACGAAAGGTTGTTGAGTTTCGTACCCGTTCTGTCTTTCGTTCTCGCAGCAGCTTTCATGGGGTGTTCCACCACTTCCACGGCACGTGGTGTCGGAAGCAGTCCTACCGGATAGAATGTTGTCTTCCCATTTTCGTTGCATACCTTTAACCCCTGCGTCTGCACGGTGGGCAATAAAGAAGACACGGTCTCTTCTGTGCGGCGCTCCGACGGCACAAGCCGGAATAACAACCGGTTGGACGAAATATCCTTCACGTTCAAGGTCGTTACACACTGTTTCGACAACGTATTCCTGCCGATGCAATATTCTTTTTCGGTCAACCTCTCCGAACAGAGATTCTTCACGTCCCAACGCAGTTTCACTGCCGGGTTGTACCATTGAGAGGATTCCAGCAACGTTTTCACCAACAACCCAATCGGGCTGAATCTCCCGTATCGCTCGTAGCATTTCCGGCCAGAGGTAGCGGTCATCTTCCGCTCCCTTTCGCTGTCCGGCGCAAGAAAAAGGCTGGCAGGGAAAACCTCCGGTGAGGACATTGATTTTTCCACGCCACTCTGTAAAATTTGTTTTCGTGATGTCTTCATAACTTTTGCTGTTTGGAAACCAATAATCAAGTATTTTTCTCCCGAACGGGTTTATTTCACAATGGAACATATTTTTCCAGCCCATTTCCTCGGCAGCTATTTCCGGACCACCGATGCCGCTGAACAAACTACCATGGGTAAACTTATTCTTTTCCATGATTACGGATTTTTTGTTTTTGCTACTTTAGTTGGTTCATAGTACTTGCATTTGTCTGTTCCCGGATTGTATGCTGGCCATACCCATTGCAAACGTGTATCGGGTGGATCGGGCAAATAGCGTTTACAACTCTTGCGGATTGAGCAGGTAACGCCCGAACAATAACTATAATCTGTATTCATCGTCATAATGTTTTTAATTAGTTTACTGTTTTCTGAATGACTGCTCATTGCCGAAATTGATGATTAGCATCATTTCACGGAAACGGTCTGCAATTCGTTCGTCGTAATATTCTGCAATTTCTTTTGCCGTAAGATTGGATGAGACCAGCGTACAGAACTGCTCTTCATAGCGAAAAGACAGCATATCCATGGCGGCGGTTACGTAATCGCCATAATGAATGCTTTCTTTCGGTTCGGAGCCGAGTTCGTCGATTGCGAGTATTTCGATTTGGCGCAGCCTTTTGTAGCGTGCCACATCGGAGGTGTTGTCGCGTGTGGGATTGTTATACGCTTTAGCCAGCAAGACGAGTTCTTTAGCCGATACCATCATGTAGCCGCGTATCGGATATGCATCCGCATTGCTGTTATACCCCTCATCAGAGCGCAAGTAGTTTATAAGGTTTTGCAATGCACGCAGAATGGTGGTTTTCCCATTTCCGGCATCGCCGCAAAGGAACAATCCGAAAGTGGAGGCTTCCGATGTAATCCAATTGGAAATGTCCCAAAGGTGCTTTTTGTATTGTTCGGTGGCATTAAATTCCCTATGCCTATGAGCAACTTCCACCCGGCACGCTTCATATAGCATAGCGTAAACTTGCTTGGCGGTATATGGCAATCTAAAACGAGTTACCATATGTTTTCTCTTCATCAGATTTGAGAAGATTACCTCTGCGTTGATTTCTGCTTTCGGGTCTAACTTTATCATCTTTTCTTTTATTTTTATCATTTACAATTCTCAACCATGCGTTGAAGTGCTGTTTGGCATCCTGTAAGGAAGAATGCCGGTCTTTCCCGTCTGCCAGGCATTGCACCCGGAAGTCGTCAAGACTGCTGCGCAAAGAGGAAATATTCGTTGCATGAAGCACTTGTAATTGGTCAAGCCAACACTCGTCTTTTTTCAGTTCGGCAATTTCTTCATCGATAGTCATGGAGTAAGGCTCGTATTGCAGTTCGTTTTGCACTGTTGTACTACCTTGTATCGTTTGTGGATTGTCATTCTTTCGTGGCAGTTTTTCAGTTTGTTTGGGCTTTCTTTTCTCGATTAGGTTATAATCCCCAATATAGCAAACACGACGGCACTGTACGCATATACGACTATACCTTTCCTGAATACCTTTAGAAGTCAATACTTTTTCAGCGTCAAACAATTCTTTTGAAAACAACCCCAGTGTCAGGCAGGTTTTGATTACTTCTGATATATATGCCTCCTCAAATCCCGTAAGCTCCGAGCAAATGAAAGGCAACTCTTTATCCCACTTCATATAATACCCACTCTTGTAGATATTGCAGAGCAGCAGAGCATATACCGTTATAGCTTTTCCACCTTGATACTTGATTAGTTTTCTTATTTTAAGGTCGTTAAATATATCTATATCCAGAGGGAAATAGTCAAGACCTTTTTTAAAAGTTCGTGCCATATCTGACTTTTTTAAAATTCATTTCTCAAATAATCATCCACTTCACGAATGAAATCATCTAGCGAAAAGCACAGAACATATTTGTATTCTCCGTTTTCACATATTATCTTTTGCCATTCTTTTTGTGATGGAGATTGATAGCCGCCTTTCTTTTTCATTTCAATGAGCAGCGCACCATAATCACGATTGCTTTTCAACAGAATCAAATCGGATACACCGGCTGTTACGCCCTCAGCTTTCAATTTGCCACCTGTAACAGTATCACGTCTTCCTCCGTTCGGCACAGCAAACAACCGGCCTTTTAACTTCGGATACTTCAAATTGAACCACTTTACGCAAGAGCATTGTATGCGATGTTCCTCATCGTCATATTTTTGCTTCTTTTTTCGTTTCCTTTCCATTTGAAGCATTTCCTCAAGTGTCATTGTCGCTTTGCTTTTCGGGTGTAACAATGGTGTCTTTTCCGGTCTTGTCTACTACAACTTTTTTCCCACCAACGGTTATCGTTGTCCTGCAACCTTCGGGGAGAGATTGTATGAAATTTCGTACAACAGGCGAATTGGCATTTTCACTGATGGTATCCGTAATGGACTCATCTGCGGCATATGGATAGACGTCCATAATGGCAGTTTCCGCTACCGATGCAATTTGGTAGTCGGCCATTGTGCCTTTCATACCCTCATCCAGTTTATTTACTGCATCACGCAAGTCGGCTGCTTGTACCAGTACGTTGGTAGCCGTCTTTTTTTCTGCTCCACTTTTTTCATCTGAGGTAATGAAATACAGCTTGCACTTGAACCAGCGGTCGGCACTGTCTTCCTCACAGGGAAAGAGCTCGCTATAGTTGGCACGTTTAATGTCGGAAACTGTAAACTCACCGGAAATAAAGGGTGTCATTTCTTCAATGATGCGTGCTTCCGCTTCCGTGAAGCTGAGCGCGTCAACCAGATAGGGTTCTGTTACTTTCTTGTTCATTCCGTTATCCATTGTCTTTTCATAACGGATTTTACATTCAAACCACGTGTGCATCATGAGTTCATTTTTTCTTTGAGTTGTTTACTGACTACAAGTTTTACTGTTCGTCTTGCCGGAATGATTACCGTTGTTCTCTTGTAGATATTACGGGCTTTCCTTTCTTTTGTGATATAAGTCTTGATAGTGCCAAAACCACGTATATAGACACTTTCACCTTTACAAAGTGCTTTCTCAATAGCATCAAAAGCACAATCTACGGCTTGAATAGCCTGTGAGCGACTAATAGTCGTATTGTTGATAACATGTTCAACGATCTCAATTTTTCTCATTGTTTTTATTTTTATTAAAATGATAGATCACTATTGTTTGGTCTACAATTCTCAGTTTTGTATTGAGTATTTTCAACTGATTTTTTCATTATGATTCTTGATTTAAATCCGCAGATAGAAGTAGGACGATGGCTGCAATGGCAAAACTCATTCCTAAAATGGCATACGTATATGCTTTAGAGGATTTGGATTCTAAAGCAAAATGAAAGTTAACAGCAAAAATGATGATATTCAAAACAATAAATATTATATCAAAATAGATTCTCATATTACTTCTTTATTTACTGGTTACTATTATTTTTCCTCATAATCACAAATGCTAATAGGGATTCTTGTTAAATGTTAACGAAAGCCCATTTGTAGCGGCTGTTATTTCTATCTCTGGATATAATCTTTCTATTCCATGGATAAACTCCGTAGCATTGCTGTTATTGTCGGACAGATGCAGGAGTAGAATGTTGCATACTTGAGACAGGTCATTGGCTTGCAATGTGAGGAGACAGTTATCATAGGACATGTGCGACTTAATGGTGCGTTCGTAGCGTTTCTTGTCAATGCGCCCGGCAGTGAAATTTGCATCAAGAATTTCCTTGCTATAATTGCACTCCAACATTACATTGTTAAGACCGGGAAATTTGTATTTTAGGAAATAGGTGTCTGTGGCAAACAGCACTGTTCCGCACTCTTCATGACGGATGAGGTATCCGTAAGGTTCCGCAGCATCATGTTGTACAGGGAACGGTATCACTCTAAATCCATTTATCACAACTTGTTCGAATGGCAACAGCCCTTTTGCCCAATAGCTGGAAGAGAAACCAAGCGCATGTTTTGTGCCTTGACTCATATAGCAAGGTATGCAGGCGTTTATAAAATCGCCCACACATTTGGCATGGTCGCCATGCTCATGGCTGACGATACAACCAACAATGCTGTTTAGATTGAAGTCAAGAACTTTTTTTACTTTGTTGAACTTAACTCCGGCTTCCACTGCAAGTACCTCACCAGTCTTTTCAGACTGGAAGAGGTAACAGTTGCCTGATGATGAAGAACCTAACACATGAAGTTTCATTTCAAATAGGATTAATAGCCCGGTCCATCATCCTCGGTTGAGGCTTGGTTTTCGGTACTTGTTTCACCTTGGGGCTCTTTAATTTCTCCTGTTTCAGGGTCAACACCTGCCGGAACTTCGTTGGAAACCGGAGCTACTGCATCATCAAAACTGATAGTGCCTTTGTTGGCTTGCGTGGAAATTTCTTTCGCAACCTGTTCTGTAACATCGACATAATCGGCGTCCTCTACATTTTCTTCAACGGTACGCATACCCATTGACAGTTCCGGTGAGTATGTAGAGCACCAGAACGAGGCGGCACGGTAACGTAACATCTGTTCGGGCATAGTACGCCACTTGCTGCCGTTTTTGCTATACCAACCCTCATCAATCGCCATTTGTATGGTAACGGCTGTACCACGTAAGGCAAGTGGTGATTTTGATGTAACCGGTTTTCCGTTCTCATCATGCGTAACACCTTTAGGAGTAGTCCATGCCACACACTTGACATTTGCCACACCGTTATTGCAAACTCCATTTGATGTCAATTCAAACTTCAGTGGTTCAAAGCGTCCACAAGTATTGATAGTGGCAATTAGGAACTTGGACGACCAAGATGGGCGACCATATACAATGTACAAGTTCTGCATTACCATAAGAGGGGATGCGCCAATGCGTGTGGCCACATCGAATGCGATTACGCAGTTGGCTACTGCTTCGGCTTCAGAGACCGTTTTTTTAGGTCCTTCTCCGGTCTTACCGCCAACAACACCGCCAATGCGGTAACTTTCGGGTACAAGACTGGAATTGGCAAACATGGTGGAGAAACGGTTGAGCGTTTCAATGGTTGTCGGGTCAAAGAAGTTGATGCCAACAGGAACGTTACTTTGATGTGTAACCGGTGTGATTTGTCTTTCGTTCATAATTCTAATAATTAAAGATTTAACTATTTATTTTACTGTTAGTTGACTGTCTGTTGTAACCTGCAAGAATATCATTTGTGCGTTGGAAGCAATGAATGTATTCACGCTTTCGGCACGGTCAATGAACATTGGAGCATAGACTTCGTAATGCCTTGCCAATGTGTTGGTGATGTCAATACCTGCGTTCACTTGCTTTGCTGTATTGCACGTACCATAGGACACACCATCAATTATAGGGATACATACTTCGTATTCGTTTCCGTCAAGAGTGGTATCGAAAAGTTTCCAGTGTACCATGCCAAACAGCGAGTTCAAACGGCTCTCACAATCATCAATGCGAGCTTTGGCAAACTTAGCAGCTATATATTCACGTTTCTCTATGTCGGCTATCTTCTGTGCGAGTTCACGACCTTCCTTTTCAAGACGCTCTATTTCTTTATCATAGTTGGCGATAATGGTACGGTTGTTTAGTTGGATTTCCAAGTTCTTAATAGCAGATTTCACCAACTCGGCACGTTCGGACAGTTCGGTATCTGTCTGAGTATATGTGATATTTGCTATTTCTTTTTCTATCTCATCCAAACGTTTTAGGTTTGCTGCATACGCAGGCAGCTCGTTTTCGTTGATGGCGGACGGTGCTGCTTTCGGGGTGGATTTCAGACGATCATACAGCCCTGCAATACATTCGTCAATGGCAGTAATCTTTTTGGAATGCTCTACAAGTTCTTCATTACGCCTGTTTAATTCCTCTCGGTATGATTCGACTTGTGTCGACAGGGATTTTCCACGTGATTGATTCTCTTTGAGCCTGTTTTGTTTATATTCTTCAAACTTTTGGAGAGCGTCTTGTATCATATTGTCGGGTAAAGGCTGGCCGCAATGAGGACAGATATTATCACCGGTGTACTGTGTGGCACGAATGGATGCCCATTCGGAACGTAATTCTTCAAGTCTGCTTGTTGTTCTAGTTATTTCTTCGTTCAAATACTTGATGCGTTCTTTTGCACGGGTAATGTCTATATTGCAATCCGATCGTTCGGAATGAATATTCTTCAACTCTTTCTCGATTTCATTACGTGTTTCGTTCTGCTTATCGGCTTCCTCCTGACGACTTCTCCTTTCTGCGGCAAGAATATCCTTCTGTTGCTGTTCGATTTGCCGTTTTTCACGGTTCAGCGCAGCTTTTTTATCGATGGCAGATTGCTTGCGAGCATCTTCAGAATGCAGAAGTTCGTTTATTTCTTCCAGCTCTTTCTTTTTGTCGGTGAGCATTTCTTCCAATGAGTTCCAATCCTCGGCTTCTGGTTTCATCTTGTCCGTTTGGTCGATACGTGGCTTGATTTCATCCGCTTGCATTTTTAGACGTTTTTTCTCTGCGGCAATCTGCCGACGATAATCCGCCAATGATTTGCCACTCAACATGTCTACGAGAGCGGTAAATTCTGCATTTCCCTGCGCCAATTCGTTGTCTGTTTTGGCTCCGGCAATGGACATTAACACTTCACGTTGAACATCTTGTTTTAACGATAGGAAATACTCGGTATTGGTTAGCATCTTGAAAAGGTTCTCATCAATGATTTCGGCATTTATACGTTCCTTATACTCATTGACACGAACAGGTACGCCGTCCCATGTGCATTCGGTGACATTCCCCTTGAACACTTCCTCTACTTGTCCACGAGGTTTGACCCATTGCTCCTTATACTCTCGTTTGATGGTAATTTCCGTTCCATCAACGACTAATGTTCCCTCTACGGAGCATTCACAATGCTGTAGGGGATTGCCCTTTTCGTCTGTGGTGCGCAAGTTGAAGTCTTTACGGTCTTTGCTGTCCTTGCCGAAAAGCAGCCAACAGAACGCATCCATGTGCCTGGACTTGCCGAGGCCGTTACGACCACAGATACGTGTAACAGTGCCATCTGTATGGAACTGTGTTGTCCTTTCTTTTTCTCCACGCCAGTTGCGAAGCGTGATTGATTTTAGCTGAATTGCTTTCATCTACTTTGATTTTTAATAGTGAAAAAATAGTGGGAGGAACAGGATTTGAACCTGTGTCCTGCTGCATCTTGGCCATTTGGGTACGTACCGCCGCTCTATCCGCTGAGCTATCCTCCCTTATCATTTGAAATAGTCTTGTTGTAACCTTTGTAGTGTACGCAGTTCGATTGTGCGGTATTCAACTTTGCCCGGACGCTTGCAGGGGGTTATTTTACCCTGCTTGCGCCATCTATCCACATTGCCACGCCCAAACATAGCGTATGCTTTTCGCTGGCTGACCATTTCGGGGTCATTGTGTGTATCGGCAAGCATACGGACTACAGAGGACGCTACATCGCGGACGAAAGTGTCATAAGTAACGGATTTATCGGGAAAATCAATAGTGAGCATAGGATTACGGATTAAAGTGAATACTCTGCACGATAATTTTCATCGGTTTTAATGAAATATGTAAGCACTTTTATTAGGGAACGTTTAGAACCGGGCTTGGCAATAGAGTCAACCAGACTTTCTCTCTTTTGCTTGTCTGTAGCAATAAAGATGTAGCCCACGTGTCTTGCTTCCGGTTTAAGAGGCTTGATTTGAGAATTTAATTTTTTGAAATTGATAGACATGATATTGTAAGTTAAGAGGTTATTTGTTTTCATTTTGAAACTCCATCCATGATATACGTACCAGTTTCCATGTGAGAAAGATGAATACAGCTGATACAAGATAGCCAATGAACGATGCGATGTTTCCAAGTATGATATGTGCCACAATGCTGACAACCACCGCAAAAAGCATGATGCAGGATAGTATCAGTTGTGAAATATTTACAAATTTGTTCATGATGATTACAAATTACGATATTCTGATTACTGTTATGATACGCTTTTCTCGGTCCGTTTCTGTCTGGTACTTACGATTCAGGATAAGTCCGAGATCGGAAGCCTGAGCACGGACGCTCTTAGTCTTTTCAATGGGGAAAGTAACCGTTTTACCTACTTCCAAATCCGTTAAAGTTGGACGTACTTTTACTTGATTTTCTGCCATTTTATTTGTTTTTTATGGGTTATTGTTTAACTTTATAGTGCAAAACTAATATATTTATTCGTGGCGAACAAATATTTTCGTCATAAAATTTAGTGTATGCGAAATTAAATATTAGTCGACTAATTCAAGTTCCTGTAAATCATGAATTTAGAAATTGTTAGAAAATTGAGCGAAAACAGAGGTGGTGGATTAAAGAAACTTGCTGCTGATGTTGGAATGAGCGAACAAAATCTACATAGATGCATTAGAAACAATAAGATTCAAGCGGCAGACTTAGAGAAGATTGCTTTTCTATTAAAAGCTGACATACGAATTTTTTTTGATGATGAAGTATCAAGACTATCAAATAATACAGTTGAAACAAACGGCGATTTTAGTCCTGCTTCGATGATGGGCAACGTGTCTGTAGGCACAGATGCTATTCTTGTAGAACGAGTGAAGCATTTGGAAGAATTGTTGGCTGAAAAGGAGAGGTTGATTAAGGTTTATGAAAAGTTAGTAGAGGGAAAAAAATGAGATATATAGTTGGAATAATATGTCTTATTACTTCTTTACTGTTATGTGCTTGCAGTGAAGATGACGAGAAAGGCGCTGAACGCTATTCGGGTGTATTTTTGAGTATGGAGGCTATAGATGCTATTACTCCGGAAGATTCTTTTTCTGATGTCATATTGCATAATGTTGAGTTTGAAAAAGTGGAAGTAGGAAAAGGAGAGCCTATAGAAGCTGGTGATTACACTGTGAAGACAGAAACTACTTACGACTTAATCATGCAAGAATCCGAAGCTGATCTGTATATAAAAACAGAAAAAAGAACAGATAAAATGTTTGAGGCAACTTATGTATATAAATATGTTTTTAAGCAGGGAACTTACGGAGTGATTGAAGTATCAGAAAATGCTATTACGGTCAACGGATATCCATATTGTAAACTTCAAAAATTTACACTAATACGTACTGAACCAATTGGAGAAAAATATTCCAAACAAGATACAGAGACAGAAAATTACAAGGGAGTATTCTCCTGCAAAAGCAATGGTAGAAGCATAACTTTGTCAAATAGTGATTATATGTTTGAAGCCGCGCTTGATGGTAACGAATGTAGGTTAACAGAATTATCTCCTGAACATAAAAATATCGGCACATTAGAAAAGCAATGAACGGAGAGTACCCATATTGTAAAACAGAGCCTTTTATGGATGAATTGAAAAAAGCCGCATTCAATGCTATCTACAAAGATGGTTGTGATAATTGTGGAGATTGGATAGATACATTGGTAAACTGTTATTCCGAAGAAGTGGTGGACACTCTTGGGAATAATCCCAATGAGGTTTATGCAGAATTGGAAGATATATGGGAAACCATGGATTATGAAGACCCTCGAACCGGTATTTGCCTAACTTATCAGAATTGGGCAGAATATTTCACAGGGGAGTTTGCCCATACAATCTACAATGAATTGATTAAATCAAAACAGGTGAACGAACGTAAATAATCCGTTTTAAAGCGTTCAAACCTTTAAGATGATAAAAGTATCGTTTTTCGTATTTGTGTTGATTGTGGCTTATCTATTTGCCTTAAATGGGTAATATATCAAGACTGGTAGCGGCGAGTTCTTCGATAAATGGACGAAAACATTAATCATAATAGACAGATACGAAGAAATTGAATAAACGAATATTGTTGAGAAGTATTATATAACTCATTGAAAAGTATCTTATTTTGGCAGCGGCGCAGGCTGCAATCGAGGAATAGCACGATGTAGTTGATACTCAATAAAATAGGCGGTATGCTTTTCGTTTGCAAAGGCTTACCGCCTATTCAATTTGTATGCGTCAGGTATTTAATGCGGCATATAGGCATCTTGCTAACGATATACTGATACAGTTGTACCAATCTCAGGCAATTAGCGTGTAGCGGCTGCTTGAGCAGGAGGGATTTTCCGATTGAATAATGTAATGTGTGGGTGACGGGGATGGAATCAATAGAAGAACTTCCGCTTGTCGCTTTCCCTAAACAGCCGTGATGTACGGCAAGCCTCAAGCATGGCGGCAAGGTCGTATTCGGTCAGATTCCCGACATGGACAGTCTTGCCTCCAGCAACAGTCTCGGCAAGTTTGTCTAAGGGTATTTTCTGAATGGCCGTGGCGCACAGGAACGAGTCGTATTTCAGAAAAGCATAGTCAGAATGTTTCAACGGATATTGCATGGCAAACTGTTCGGGGCGTTTTTTAATTACCGGATGTATATGTGAGTTAATGAAGAAGAATCCGGCTACCATATCATCCGATATGCCCATTACAGCAAAAAATTTGCCGTGGTCAATGTCTTCGAATATCTCGGAGTGCAATATAGTGCCACGCTTTATAAAGTTCTCATGGAGCGACGACGGAAGTATCATTGCAGTAAAGCAGATTGAAGCCGCAATTGGTCGGCTATATATTCTACGTATTCTTCTTCGTCTCCGGCTTCCCGCAGTATGTCTTTTACGGAAATGGCACGGTCTCTTGCCGTATTTGTCCATGCCATGCCGTGCGACAAATCCGTGAGTTGCCCGAAACTCTTGTCATGGCACAAATCTATGGCGTATGTAAGGCATTCCACATCAGATTCAGACAACTCGTCCATATCCGGTTCGGCAAGTTCCTTCACGATATAACGGTTTTCAAATGCCAGTTTGTCTTTAAGCTCATCAACATATCCGGAAAAGAAGCTGTCTCCACGTACGGCTTTGAGAATATCATCGACATTTGACGGGACGGGACCGTATTGCATCGCAATGTAGGTGTCGCCTGTAATGCTACGGCCGTACAACGACAAATGACGCTGGTCTGCAAAATACAATATCTTGCAGAGCTTGTGCATATCAGACTTACCCCCAAGCTTTGAAAGGGCAAAAAGCAAGGCGTTAAGTGCAGCTTCATATTGAAACATCTGTTTCATATTTATTATCTCCTCTGCCAATAAATGGTTATGATTCAAACGCAAATTTAAACATTAAACATTAAACAGCAAAGCGGCGGATTACTATTTTTGTACCAATGCCTTAAAAAAGGCGAACGAACAGAATTTGAACTGTTGGGATTAGTTATTATTAAGTTCTGTTACCCCAATCATCAGCGTTTTTTTTATTGTTTAGATATAAGGTGTTTAATGTTTTATGATTACTTTTGTCAGTGATACAAGGCGTGTTTTAAAACCGATAGTGCTAAATATAACAAAAGCATTGTTAAGCAATCGGTTTTACAATAACCGCCTTTTGTTGCATGTACACTATAACCGCCTTCATCGTATGGCTTCCTATAGTTGTTGTAACAAGCACTTGGTATGGCAAAAGTTTATGAATGATGAAATAGTCGTATACTCATACAGATATGGAAAGAACTGACTACATAGAAAGACGCGAGGATATGGTTTCTTTATCTGCTGTTACGTTCCGGAGATATTGGATTGCCCGTTTATCGGATGATGATTATTGGAGTGTTGCTTTGGAGAATAATCTATGGCTTATGCAACAGAGATACCGTATACAGGCAAATCACATCGTGACCCAACTTCTTAAGTTGGTAAAAGAGATAAAAGCAGGTGACGTATTGCTGTTAACCCATCCTAATAAAACCATATACGCTTATGGTTACGTTGTGAAATGCCCTTTTCAAACAGACCGGATATCCTCGTTGTCAGACATTATCAGCAGCAACAGGTATGACTATGATAGCGGAATTGTATGTTTTAAGGATACTGATGTTTTCTATGAAGACTTGCGAAACGGCGTTAATGATTGGGGGCAACGCATATCTGTTGATCAATGGCACTATTACAGTCAAGATTCAAGAGTTCTGAATTATGGCTGTGGCTATGCCTGCATCAAAGGCAATGCAAGACAATCTATCTTTGAGGTAGATGCCGGGTTTGCAAAGAGCAAAATGGAAGAATTGGAAAAACAATATAATAAGAAGAATATGTTTATCAGTAATATTGCTAAGTTGTTGCTGTCAAAGCGTAACATTATACTTCAGGGTGCACCTGGTACTGGCAAGACCTATAATACTGCTGCCATCGCTTTGAAGGCATTAGGCATCACGGATACGGATCTGACAGATCATACTGCCGTCATGGAACGCTATAATTCTTTGCTTGGAGACCAAATCTTTTTTACCACATTTCATCAGTCTCTCGATTATGAAGATTTTGTTGAAGGACTGAAACCTCATGTGCAGACAGATGAGAATGGTAACTCTATTGGTGTAACCTATGAGCCGGAAGATGGAATTTTTAAACGTGCTTGTAATGCTGTGCAAACCGATCAGAGCAAAGATATTGTTGAGTGCATAGATGACTACCTTCAGAAGATAAAGGGTTATGAAAACAAACGCGAGATTCCTACTGTTTCTGGCAAATCTTCGCTCTTCGTTTGGTGGAAGGAAGGCAATTCAACCATAAGTAGCCGCAGTACCAGTTCTACATGTTCACGCGGGGAGGAGTATACTCCTTCGCCAATGAATATTGAGAAAGTGAAACTTCAGGCTTTAGGAAAAGGTTGTGAAAACAATTGGCAGGCTTATGCGCAGGCTTTCATCAATGCAGTAAAGGAGGAGTATGGGGCTATTGCCGATAAACGTGTTGTACTTATCATCGATGAGATAAACCGTGGCAATGTATCAAAAATCTTTGGCGAACTTATTACTTTGCTGGAAGCTGACAAGAGAAGTCAAGGTGCTCATCCGATTAAGGTTATGTTGCCATATACAAAGGCAGAGTTTGAGGTGCCTTCAAATTTATACATTATCGGTACGATGAATACGACGGACAGAAGTACAGGTACTCTTGATTATGCCTTACGTAGAAGATTTGCTTTTGTAACATTGAAAGCAGACGAATCTATTATTGAGAAATATTACAACGAAGCAGGCAATCGGGAACTTGGTGATATAGCTGTTGCCTTATTCAAGGACATCAGGAAATTCATCGAGAATCCTAAACATCTCTGCGGAGATATGAGTATTGACGACCTTATGATTGGCCACAGTTTCTTCATGGCGGAAGATAAGGAGGAATTGCTTGCCAAAGTTGAATATGAAATTATCCCGCTTATCAATGAATATATCAACGATGGTATCCTCGCTGTAAAGAATACTCAAAAGGAATCTGCTTTTGATTCATGGCTGCATCTGACTCCTATCGGAGAAGCGGAGCAAGACGACCCGGATGAGGACGAACGGTAAATGCGATATGAGGCCCATTCTTATTCAGGAACATGAACGGTTGAACGTTGGGCAAGATAGTAGATTTGACAATCTGCATCTTGTTCGATGGGATAAACCTATGGATTATGAACCGTGGGGGCACTATGCATCGTATGTGATCGGCGCAGAATGGATAGACGAGAATGAAGCGCTGGTAGTTACGACAAAGAGAGGGATGGAAGAAATAGATTTCCTTGCAATGTTTATGACCTGTTTCTCGTCAAGTTTGTCAGCAGATGCTTTCTCGCAAATATACACCATTGATAGTGATGCCCCGGTTATCTATGCACCTTCATTGAAGGGGATTATTAGCCCACTTATTGTGCTGCATTTTCTTGCAGTAGTCAGTAGGATTAAATCGTTAAAAAAGGGCTATGTCCATTATAGTGGAAATCTGAAAAAAGTGAAAGGCCGTATCAATGTTATCAGGAATGAAAGAACTAACATGGCGATTAAACGCTTTGACAGAGTATTCTGTGAATATGATGAATACACAGTTGATATTCCGGAGAATAAACTAATCAAGAAAGCCCTTTTGTTTTGTAAGCAGATATTGAGGACAGTAATAGAGCATCATAAGGACGGCAGCAAGGTTAAGCAAATGCTGTCAAAGTCACTATTAATGTTTGAAAGGGTAAGTGAAGACGTACAGGTAAGAGAAGTAACTCAGATCAAGGCTCACAAGTTGTTCAATGAGTATAGTGAAGCTGTACGCTTGGCAAAGCTTATCTTACGGAGATATGATTTCAGCATAAGTAAGACAAGCACTGAGGATGACAATATTTTACCTTTCACATTGGATATGTCATTACTATATGAACATTATGTGTATGGATTGCTTCATGATGCTTACGGCGACAAAGTTTTGTATCAGGTTAAGGGCAGAACCGGTTATCCGGATTTTCTATATAAATCGCATAACTTTAAGGCAATACTTGATACCAAATACATACCTAAATATGATGAATCTTATTTATTGGATAATTATGTAGTCCGGCAGTTGAGCGGATATAGCAGAGACTTGCCGATATTGCAGAAATTAGGTTACAATGAGATTGATGAAGAATCTCCCTTGCCTGATGTCCCTTGTATAATCATTTATCCGAAAGAACGTGATGAAATCACAAATCCGTTTTCTGAGAATAAATTGCAGGACTTGTGCCGTACTCCTGTGCGTCGGTTGATGAGATTCTATAAAATCTGCATACCGTTACCGGTAGTGGCTGCTAACTTATAAATGTGTATCAACTGCGTTAAAACACCATTCAACTCTCCTATGCAAATGCAGGTTTATTATTTAACACCTGCCATCCAATAAATAGCCAAGTAGGAATGGTTTGTTTAACGGTTATCTTTGCAGGCAATACAGGGAGTGTGTCGAACATGGAAAAAGAAAACGCATCTGCCGCTTTTTACAGCTTGCAGATGCGTTTCAACAGGGGTTTATGAGGGGTTGCTTATTTCATCCGTTGACCCACCGCTTCCCAGTCTACTATGCTCCAGAGGGCATTGACGTGGTCGGCGCGTTTGTTCTGATAATCCAGGTAGTAGGCATGCTCCCAAACGTCGAAGCCCAGCAGCGGGGTCAGTCCTGCGCGTACGGGATTGCTTCCGTTCGCTTCTTTGGTGATGTGCAGCTTGCCGTTCTTATCAACAGACAGCCATGCCCAGCCCGAACCGAACAGTCCGACTGCTGCCGCGTTGAATTCCTTCTTGAAATTCTCGAAACTGCCGAAGTCGCGTTTGATGGCTTCCGCCAGTTTCCCGGTAGGTTCGCTTTGCGACGGTTTCGGTGCGAATTGCAGGAAGTACAACGTATGGTTCAGCACCTGTCCGGCATTGTTGAATACGGCGCCATCGGGTGCAGTGGCTACGATAGTAACCAGGTCTTTGTTTTCATACTCCGTGCCCGGAACAAGGTTGTTCAGGTTGTTTACGTACGTTTGCAGGTGCTTACCGTAATGGTAATCTATTGTTTGCTGACTGATTACAGGTTCCAGCGCGTTGTTTGCGTAAGGAAGTTTAGGCATTTCATGTGTCATAATCATTATTGTTAAAGACATTAATAACGTATTCATAAGTTCAATTTATTTAGTTTTGAAACTTTACTATACTAACGCGATAACCTGTGGAATTGTTCGCAGGTGTCCGAACCTTTCACTATCTTTGTGCCCGAACTTTACCCGTTAGATTATTAGGAATATGTCCGATTACATACAAGAACTGAATGAGGGACAGCGTGCTGCGGTGCTCTACAACGACGGCCCGTCACTGGTGATAGCCGGCGCCGGTTCGGGAAAAACCCGTGTGCTGACCTACAAAATAGCTTATCTGCTGGAGAACGGTTACCGCCCCTGGGATATTCTTGCACTTACCTTTACCAATAAGGCGGCCCGTGAAATGAAAGAACGTATCGCCCGGCAGGTAGGTGCGGAACGTGCCCGTCACCTTTGGATGGGGACATTCCACTCCATATTCCTGCGCATCCTGCATGCGGAAGCCGCGCAGATCGGATTTACCCCGAAATTCACCGTCTATGATACGGCAGACAGCAAAAGCCTGTTGCGCTCAATCATCAAGGAGATGGGATTGGACGAGAAAGTGTATAAACCGGGTACGGTGCAGGCACGCATCTCCAATGCCAAGAACCACCTCGTGTCTCCTGCGGGCTATGCCAACAACAAAGAAGCCTACGAAAGCGATAGTGCGGCCAAGATGCCTGCCATACGCGATATTTACCGCCGCTACTGGGAGCGTTGCCGGCAGGCGGATGCCATGGATTTCGACGATTTGCTGTTCTATACCTTCCTGCTTTTCCGCGACCGTCCGGAGGTGCTTGCACGCTATCGGTCGCAGTTCCGCTATATTCTGGTGGACGAGTACCAGGACACCAACTTTGCCCAGCACAGCATTGTGCTTCAGTTGGCAAAAGAGCATCAGCACGTCTGTGTGGTGGGCGATGACGCGCAAAGCATCTACTCCTTCCGGGGAGCCGACATCGACAATATCCTGTATTTCACAAAGGTATATCCGGGTACGAAGGTCTTTAAGCTGGAACAGAACTATCGCTCCACCCAAACCATCGTTTCTGCCGCCAACAGCCTGATAGAGAAGAACCAGCGGCAAATTCGCAAGGAAGTCTTTTCGGAGAAGGATAAGGGAGAGCCCATCGGAGTGTATCAGGCATACAGCGATGTGGAGGAGGGCGATATTGTAATCAACAAGATAGCCGAACTGCGCCGGCAGGAGAATTACGCCTATTCCGATTTTGCCATACTCTATCGCACCAACGCGCAGAGCCGTGTCTTTGAGGAAGCCATGCGCAAGCGCAGCATGCCGTATCGCATTTACGGCGGGCTGTCTTTCTACCAGCGCAAGGAAATAAAAGATGTAATCGCCTACTTCCGTCTCACGGTCAATCCGAATGATGAAGAAGCCTTCAAGCGTATCATCAACTACCCGGCACGCGGGATAGGCGACACTACCGTAAATAAAATCACGGCTGCCGCCACCAACCACAATGTAAGCCTGTGGACCGTGCTCTGCGAACCGCTGACCTACGGGGTGAACATCAATAAAGGAACGGCGGGCAAGTTGCAGGATTTTCGCTGTTTGATAGCCGGCTTTATCGAGAGCGTTGCCGAAAAGAACGCCTACGAGCTTGGTACGGAGATAATCCGGCAGTCGGGCATTATCGCTGATGTCTGCCAGGACAACTCGCCCGAGAACCTCAGCCGCAAGGAGAATATCGAAGAGCTTGCAAACGGTATGAGCGACTTCTGTGCACAACGGCTGGAAGAGGGGAATGCCAATACCACGCTGAGTGATTTCCTTTCGGAAGTGTCCCTGCTTACCGACCAGGATTCGGACAAGGACGGAGACGATGAAAAGATAACGTTGATGACCGTGCACTCCGCCAAGGGGCTGGAGTTTAAAAATGTCTTTGTGGTGGGCATGGAAGAAAACCTGTTTCCGAGCGGTATGGCGGGCGACTCTCCCAGGGCGTTGGAAGAGGAGCGCCGTTTGTTCTACGTAGCCATCACCCGTGCGGAAGACCATTGTTTCCTTACTTATGCCAAGAGCCGTTACCGTTACGGGAAGATGGAGTTTGGAAATCCCAGCCGCTTTTTGAAAGATATAGATGTGCGCTTCCTTAAGCTGCCGCAAGATGCCGGATTGGTGCGCAAGGTAGATGAGCATGCCGCATCTTTCCGCAGGGAGAACAGGGAGAACTTCGTTTCCGCCATGTATGGAAAACGTGATGGAGGAACTCGTCCCCGGCAGGAAATCATTGCCCCGACCGTTCCCCGCAACTTAAAGCGGGTGACGCCTTCCATGGGAACAGCTTCTGCCGCTTCCCATTCGTCGGCAGCCGCAGGCGGGAACGCTGTGCTGCCGGGGCAGTTTATCGAACACGAACGTTTCGGCCTGGGCGAAGTGCTGAAAGTGGAAGGTGAGGGCGACAACGCAAAAGCCACCATCCGTTTTAAAAATGCGGGCGACAAGCAACTTCTTCTGCGTTTTGCGCGTTTCAAAGTGATAGGATAGATCCGGTTTTTACTATAAAAGTTTATATAACAAGAAAAATGACAGACAAAGATTTCGACCTTTTCCCTTCTCCCTGTTATATCATGGAGGAAGAACTGTTGAGGAAGAACCTCACATTGATAAAGAGCGTTGCCGACCGGGCAGGCGTAGAGATTATCCTTGCTTTCAAGTCCTTTGCCATGTGGCGTTCGTTTCCCATATTCCGTGAGTATGTGGAGCATTCTACGGCAAGCTCCGTATACGAGGCACGCCTGGCGTTGGAGGAATTCGGTAGCAGGGCGCATACATACTCTCCGGCATATACGGAAGCCGACTTTCCGGAAATCATGCGATGCAGCAGTCACATCACATTCAATTCGCTGGCTCAGTTCCGGCGTTTTTATCCCATGATTCAGGCGGCTGGGCAGGATATATCCTGCGGCATACGCGTCAATCCGGAGTATTCGGAAGTGGAAACGGAACTGTATAACCCTTGTGCTCCCGGCACCCGTTTCGGTGTAATGGCCGAACAGCTTCCCGATGTGCTGCCGCAAGGCATCGACGGGTTTCACTGCCACTGCCATTGCGAGTCGTCCTCGTACGAGCTGGAACGTACGCTGGAGCATCTGGAGGCGAAGTTCTCTCGCTGGTTTCCGCAAATAAAGTGGCTGAATCTGGGTGGCGGGCATTTGATGACCCGTAAGGACTACGATGTGGAGCATCTGATTCGCCTGCTCCGCGGATTGAAAGAGCGTTATCCCCATTTGCGCATTATCCTGGAACCCGGTTCGGCATTTACCTGGCAGACGGGAGTGCTGGCTTCCGAAGTTGTGGACATTGTGGAAAACCGTGGCATCCGTACCGCAATCCTGAATGTCAGCTTCACCTGCCACATGCCCGATTGCCTGGAAATGCCCTACCAGCCTGTTGTCCGGGGTGCCGAAATGGGTGACGGCGGTGCGTACGTCTACCGGCTGGGCGGCAACTCCTGCCTGAGCGGCGATTATATGGGGTTGTGGAGCTTTGACCACGAACTGCAAATCGGTGAGAGAATCATCTTTGAAGACATGATACATTACACCATGGTGAAGACGAATATGTTCAACGGAATTCATCATCCTGCCATTGCCATGTGGACAAAAGAGGGAAAAGCTGAGATATTCAGAGAATTTTCTTACGAAGATTATCGCAACCGAATGAGTTGATAATCAAAACTATGCTTTCACTCCGGGCAGAATGTTTAATTTTATGTGTGAAAAAAATGCGTAGAATGTTTGCAGGTTAAAGGAAAATATCTACCTTTGCAACCGCAAACGCGGAAATAGCTCAGTTGGTAGAGCATAACCTTGCCAAGGTTAGGGTCGCGAGTCATGCAGGTTCGAGTCCTGTTCTGGGCACAAAGGTATGCAATGGTCTATGAAATGTTTGAAATATGTCGGAGAGATGGCGGAATTGGTAGACGCGCTACTTTGAGGGGGTAGTGACAATTATGTCGTGGGAGTTCGAGTCTCCTTCTCTTCACATAGCATATTGCGGAAATAGCTCAGTTGGTAGAGCATAACCTTGCCAAGGTTAGGGTCGCGAGTTCGAGTCTCGTTTTCCGCTCTTTCTATGAA